ATGGTGTTCTTGTCTCGTTCTTAAGGTCTTTCTTCCTTTTTTAAATAATGATTCTTCGGTATCATTAAAATATTTATCGGTTATTTCTTCTAATTTATCAAAATCTATAGAATTATCATCTTTCAAGATGTAATTTGAAGATATTCTTCCAAATCCAGGTTTGATAATGTCGACTAGCCAATCTCCAAACCACTCTCTAAACGCGTCAGAATACACTCTAGATTTGATCTGAAGGGCTTTTATCCTATCCCCTTCATAATACTTAACCAGGTCATTAAAAAGCTTAGAGGCGGCCCCATTTGGGGCCTTATCTAAAGCGTATCCATTATTTTTATCCCAGAGAAAGTATGCTTCGTTTTCTCCGACAGCCTAAACCAACTCTGAGAATTCCTATTTTACTTGAGGATTACTTAAATTTGGACAAAATCTATTCATAATCATTTTCCTCCACAATACTTTTTTATATTTTCACCTTCTTCTGTATTCTCTTTTGTCAGTTTAAACTGATTTAAGAACCCAGTTGCATCTTCTTCTGTAGGAGTTTCAGCTTCCTATAACGCCTCATTTACCATTTGTTCGGTTTCTTTTGCTTTATTTGTAAGAATGTCTCCTATTGTGTTTTCGACATTATCAATAAATCCTAAAACAGCATTACCGTCACTAACGTCCAATCCTGCACGCTCACTATCTATAGAACTTATACTTCCTGCATTAGGTGAAGTTTTAGTGACAGGGTTTTTAGATATGGTATATTTAGTATAACCTACACCTATTTCTTCACAGAGGTCTTGTATAGGATTGGCTACATCTTCGATATTATCCAAAACGATTCCTCCAAGATCTATACCTGCAGATTCAAACGAGTCTATTAAATTACGTATAACATCCTTCAGTTTGCTCTACTTGAATTCTAATTCAGTTTGAGATATGTTGTCGGGATTTAACAGTTCGTCACGTTTTTCACTTACTAAATCGTCTATTTGCTATTTAGTCAGAGGATCTTCTGCGCCATTTTGTACATATTGGCGATACGCATTTAATCTGTCAGAAATATATTTATCAAATTCAGACTTGTTAACTTGTATTTTATCTAAATTCCCACCGGTCAAATAGACACTGAGGGTTTCATCATACATATTACTATTGATAATATTATCGATAATTCGAGCAGGATCTATTTCTTCAAACGTAGAAACTGAGGTTCCTTGTGATACAGAAACCTGATTGTTTCCAAAATTAATTACGTAATTTGAATCATCCAAACATTTAGAACGAGACTCTTCCGCATTATTTACCAATACTATAGGATCAGATTGTATTGTGCCATCATCAGCTTCCATTTCTGCCATCGGATCATATATTGTAGTTGGGATATTACTAATTGGCTCAAATCTAATTCCGGCAAACTTACTATAATGTTTTAACGCCCTACTGTTCCTAGACAGTTTTTCAAATTCTGTCGGAGTTAATGTACTTTCTTTAATGACTTCTCTCATATTTAATGTAGCACTTTCAGGAAGGTTGTTTTGACTAAATGAAGAATTATCATCGGCCTTTCCATAAAATTCGTATATCTTATTTTTATTATTGCGAATACCTAATTTCGGTATTAATTGATATACTGTTTTATATCTTTGAGAAGGTCTATCAGGATTTGCCGGCATCAATACTTGTTCGCCAATTTTCTAATACAGATATATTTCTTTGCCGTATTCGATTGTTATAAACGAAGCATCTGTATTGGGAGTGGCAAATGTAGTAGCTATCAATCTATTTCCAACTTTAGCTTTGTGGATTATCTATTCTGACGAAGGATGTTGTAAAGCTGTTTTATTTGCTTTCCTATTTGACGCATTAGTATATCTTCCTACAATATTACTGTCCCACCAGAAATTACGAGCAATAAGTTTTGACATATCGTATACTTGTAACATCTGGTTGTTAGTTCCAGGTTCGTACAAATCTCCACTTACATCTCCAAGAATACTTCCAATGTAATCAATATCGTCATTTGACCAGAAATCTTTCAATATTGTAGACAATGCTTGATCATACCCCTTTCGATACTTCGCAGGAATGAGGTCAAAGAATTGATTGACAGAAGAGTTGTTGTATGTAGTATAATATGCATACAAAATCAAATCTTTAGCTAGATTGCGAATGTCTTCTACCATTTCTCGATCTTCTTGATTATTTGTAGACAACTCCAATAGTTCCTCGAATGCAGAATATAATTGATTTTTGAAATTGCCGTCAACGTCCATAGAACTATCGCTCAATATAATTCTATCGATCTTATCAGAACCTTTATTTGGGATTATCGGTGTAAGATAGTTTAAGAAATCATTTCTAATAGATCCGTCATCATTACATAATTGCCACAACCAATCTGCAACTTCTCCAGATTCGTACTGCCTTATAAATTCTTTACGAATATCTGTTTTTATTTTAGCTATTCGTTTTGGGATCGATGGCACATCTTTATCTCCGTAAATAAGCTAATTGATTTTAGTTCTTACAACATTAATATCGTCACTAATAGAAAAATTAGTACTTACTCCATCATTGGAGTCAGAATCCTTATTCGTCTGATATACCATTGCTCTATGACGCATTATTGTATCTATTGCATTTCCGATGGCTTTGACAGTATTATCATTCATTACAGTCTTATATCCATATTTAACTGATGTGAACAATTGTCCATCCGGCAATACTTTCTATAATGAATATGCTGTAGCACCATAGATGTTTGCCATGACGCTATTGAATATGGTACTAAACAATTTTGTTGCGGTAAACGATTCGTTTGCTAAAATCATCTTTGTAACACTTGTAGCGTATCTTAACTTCTTATCTAAGAACGTGCGATCAAAATAAGTACGCATCGGAAGACTGAAATCTCCATCTTCAGCTTTTTGGTTTCTAATGTAAAACAGATTATTTATATCGTCATCGTACCTAAACGTTAAATAATTATTAACAAAGTTAAGCTAAGAAGGAATGGTATTTCCAAACTTTTTAGTATCGATACGAGATACTGTGACAAGTTTAGCAAGTTTGTCAGCACAGTTTTTCAAATCCAAGTATGCTTGTGCAATACCTACTTGATACAGTGCTCTAAACATACTGTGGGCAATATCTGGTTCATTGGAATTCGGAAGTGTTTTCTCAGTCAACATGTCTACGCCTTTACTTGGACTGAATATATTCAAATCTTCATTAGCAAATAACGTTTCCCAATCAGGTAATAAGCGTTTTCCTTTTTCGTATTTCGGAGTTATTAATAAATTTACTTGATTTGCATAATATGAAATTTGATCTTTCAACGATTGATCTTTAGTATTTTTATAGACAATTCGAGCTTGTACAATGAATTTTTTAGCCCATTTCAATTGCAATTCTTTAAGTAACGCATTGTTTCCTGCAAACTTATTATTATCTTTTACTACACCATACATTCCCTTGTTGGCGACTACTTGAGAAGCAAACTCTTTCAATATAGGTTGTGCAATAAATGTAAATGTACCTTTACCTACTCCGCTTCTAAGTAAATAGTTAACGTGATTATACGTTGCGCTATTTACGTTGAGTGAAAGAATGTATGGGTCTTTTGCAACATCCACATGGGCATTGACCATCGCGGATAACCAGTCTGCAATTCTGTATCCATCAATACCAACTATATCATCTATTTGCTTAAATCCGAACAATCTTCCTAAATAACTATGACGAATATTCAAATGCACAGCTTGTGTTATGGCGTGATTAGTTACATTCAATGCAAATGTAGCAATACCACTTTTACCGGTAGAATACTCCATCTTGCGCATAGCTTGGAATGACGGTAAAAGTTCACTACCTGCTTGAGGATACGAGTGATCTTGAACGCTGATAAATGGAACTATATCTTTTTTAAGGATCGACGTCAATACATCAATAGATGCACGAGTATTCGATATATTCTTGTAATCGGTAAGAATATCCATGTAGTTATCAATAAGTTTATTGTTTAATTGAGTATCTGTCATCTACATATATTCTTCTTCTGTATAGTTATGTGCAGAGTCCTCAACTTTAGACCTGATACTTGTTTCGTCAGTTCTATCATATGAATACGTTGCAAAATAAATCTTATCGACGTCGAAGTCAGAACCAGTCTGAGCCGTAAATTCTCTCGGTACTACAATTAAGTCTCCAGATATTTCAGGTAATACATCGGCTACAACAAATCCAAATGTAGAAGACATACCCTGCGTAGGAATACGATAACCAACGCCAAATGGTTCACTATTTGCTCCAATTATATTATTGTCAAGCAACCACTTACGCATTGTAGCATAATCGGTTCGATACTTTTGTGGAATTACATGTCTGAAGAAATTCATACTCAAGAACACCTCCATTGTACCATTTTCTTTGTACCATTGTAATTCTTTACCTTCGTTGAGTAATTGATAATCAGAAGATTGAATTTGCTCGATTTTATCTATATCCATTCCGAAAGATAGATCGAAATCTTCAAATAAACTTGTTATATCTGAAAAATACTTTTTACTTTTTAATATCGACTTAATTCTATTTTCCCCAGCTCTTAATATATCTCCTACAGTTTTGATATTTGCATCGTTGAGTTTTTTTAATGTTTCCGGATAAAATGCAAAATTTTCTAACGGAGTAGCAAATAAACCACGATGCTTAAGTACTTTTTCAGAAATAACACTCTCGTTAGAACCTACAAATCCAAATACTGATTGCTGTACTGCAGCACCTCCGCTCGTGTTAATATCTACAATTTCTTTATTTATCATTGAAGAAATTGAGTTTTCAAATAACAAACGAGATGCCAACGATGCTATTACACCATCATTCTCCAATACCTCTTCGTTCAGATTTCCCAAGTTATTATTTTGGCATATCTACAATAAATATCGACGTATAGCATTATGGTTCGGAATATTATATTTACCGCTTCTATCTTTTTTAAAGAACCGTTTGAATATTTTATCTCTACCTTTAGATGTTTTTGCATTAATGATATTCATGATGTCAGCCCTGATATCTCTACCAAGTCGATTATTTTTACCATATGTAAAATCATCTACTATATTAGAGAAACATACCTTCATCATCTGTGTACCAATTCCACGCTCTGTTGCCTCATGAGCGTCGGTGTTCAACTGCAAATGGAGATTGTCCATATCCTATACCTGTACGGCCAAAGTCTAAGATTCTCCACTAGTGTTTATTTCGCCAGTACTGTAATTAATACTCTAATCTGATGGTAAATTCAATCCGTCTTTAAACGTATCCATAGATTTAGTATGCTCATCAAACGGACTGTACATTTGTTGATTGCACCCTACTTTTACAGCTGATTCAAATCCAAACATGTCTATTTCATTTCCCGGCATATTCATTCTATCATACAATTGTTTACCCGTAGTACTTGTACATAAAAATTTAAACATCGGGAACATTGCCATTTTATTATAAATAGGCACTACCAAGTTCTAATTAGCACTGTTGGTTGTACTAATCTCATTTTGGAAGTAAGACATCTTTAAAGGCTTCAACATCAGTCGTCTAGCTATAGCATATTTTTGAGGATCGTTCATCCAGTCAGAAGTATTTTCAATCATGTTGTACGCAATCTCATCACTATACCCGGTAGCATCCGGCTCAAACGACCATTCACCTACTGCGATACGTAACTTACGATACATCGCCGGTCTAAGTATCACCTGTGCATCGGATACTTTGATACCTGAATATGGAGACATTGAAGTTTTCACGCGCTGTTGTATTTGTTTTTGTTCTTGTTCCGGCAAACCTTTAAGAATTTCTTGATAATACCCTTCCTTATTATAGATGTCCTACAGTGTTTTTGCATCAGCAGCATCCCCGTGAACACGACGGTATGCGTCTGCTACTTCCTACTTAGTAAATGCTTCTTTAAGAGGTTCAAGAAATACTGAATCTGCAGATATGTCTGCGATATTTGCAAAAGTGTATTTAGATGTATGGAAATCTTTTAATATATCTTCGTTTCCAGCATAATCGGAATTTACCCAAGATGTTTTTAAGTTTGTACCTGGTGACAATACTGAACCTAAACGTTTGATTTTATCTACGTTCTTTTCTTTAAGTACTGATACAGGGACTTCTCTTGTTACGCCGTTTAAAGTAAACTTGTAAACAGGAAGAGTTTCTAATTCTGAATTTTTATAATATTTCCATATGTAAAATGCAGAATCTCCGGTAAATACTTTCTCAGTTTCTATTACAGACATCATTGTTCTAGCAACATGGTTTGCAATAAGCGAGAATATAGCATTCGCATCATTTATTTTACGAGACGCTTCAATATTACTATTTGATTTCAAAAGAGTACGATAGTGACTAACCATACTATTAGGCACTCTTCCTCCGACTAGTTTACCGTTTTTGGATATGTTATTCTACATTTCTCCAGTTTGGTTGTTGGTAATGGTAAATAGTTTGATATTGTCATCTGTACCCAACATTTGTATTTCAGCACGAACATTTTCCAATAATACACTATTCATTGATGTTCTGGCGTTCTGACTGTTGTTATCTGTAAGCCATTTTGCGTACAATTGAAGGATTGTACGAATCATCTCAAACCCGTCAGAAATACTATTTAAAGCTTCTTCTTTAGTTTTAGCTTTATTTATTTGAGATTCGTTATTTTCGTGTTCTACATTAAATAATAACTCGAGCAGCTGATTCATATTAGTTGGGAAAGAACCTGCAGGTTGACCCATTTGCTCTTCGAGATATTTTATAAATTCTGGTTGCGCTTGGTAGAAGTACCTAAATTTACCGCCATTCCCAGAAAAATCATAATAATCAATATCGTACTTATCATATTTTCTTACATTTCCGTGGAAATTTACAAGTAGTTTATTATGGTGATTTTGTAAGAATTTAATATTATCTGCACTATAATATTCGGCCAAACAGTTTAATTCATCATACAAATATCCCGCAAATATATTTAAAGTATTGTCGGAAAATCTTACAGTATCGTCAAAATAAGATTCTGTAGACCCGTCTTCTTTTGTACGTCTTGCATATGGGGCTAATACATCATCTGTTAACATTTCTGATAATATATTGGACGATATTGCGTACCACGTCTTTTTATCAGCCATTGTAGGCATCGTAAACATTTTATTGTGAGTCATTGCTAATTTGGCAAGATAATCTTCCAACGGTGTGATACCGAAATAATCAGCACTGTTACCAGACAAATCATCTCTAAGACATACAAATGAATATAATTTTAATGCATTATCTTCTGTTTGAGAGCTCGTTTTATAAAGAGATGCGGTTTTGAGTAACAAAGAGTTTTCACATTGAGCTGTTCTCATCGTCTTGCCTATTATACCACCAGTATCATGCTTTAATGCCCTAATTCTGTCAGACATAAAGTTATTTTGATTAAACGGATATAATTGTACGCCATTTGCTCCAGTGACACTGAATTCGGATGCAGACGGATGGGCTCTCGAATAAGCGAGGGCAAGGTTGATAATCTGAGTATCTCCCTTATTTGTCTTTGCAAATCCGGTGAATATCTCATCGATCTCTTTATCCTTGTTTTTACCATGTTGAGTAGTAGTGCCTTGTTGCTGCATGTTTATTATTTGATTGATAAATTTTCCAATACTGCCTTTAGCTTTTGTATTAGTTATCAAATCTCTAATAACGCTGAATTCTATATCGTCAGAAATAGTATGTTCGTCGATGTCTTTAGATTTTGCGACCCGTTCGTCAATATATATTTGCAATGCGGCATCGTCAAACGGAATACCTAAGTAGTTTAGTAGCCGAACTGCCTATAATTTTACATTTTCTAAATCTCTGTCTTTTCGCTTAGGATTTGTTGATTGTTTCAGCTAATTACGATACTTGTTTAATTTTTTAGCATAATTGCTATTGATACGTGTTTTTCCCCCAACTGTTTCTATAGCACCCGAACTTATTGCAAAATTCTTAGACCATTGTTTAGGCAGACTGTACATTGAATGGAAATTGGAAGCGTCGAGTATCTCCCAACTCTTATTGATATCTTGTACAGTGTTTGTAGCAACTTCTCCACCTTCGACATTACCTTCTGTCTCTCGTGAAGCTTTTTGAATTGGCGGTTTAATGACCATTGTAAGAATATGATTCTTAAATCCGACTATAGTATTAAAAATATGTGTTTTAATTTCAATTTTATCTTTAGAAGAGATCGTATCATTATTTTGATCAATTAACGGTGTAATCTTTCTATCCAACGCTTCATAGAATCCGTCTACTTTCTTCAATCTACGTACACGATATACGATAGAGTTTTTATCGAAATCTCTTGTAGCAGGATCTATATTATCAAAACTATCACAATCCCACAAATCGTTTTTAATCTTATTCCACACTTCACTAAATGGTACAAATTCGGGGGCTTCAAATATTCCATCTGTAGCTTCTTCAAATATTCGATTACCCTATTCATCAAAGTATGCATTCATCTTGGGGACAGTACTAAAGAACATTTTAGCTTTAAAGCTAACGTTTGTCTTTTGACTCACTTCGAGGTGATCTATATCCCAAATATTATCTGCTACATCTCCGGAATCTTTACCTTGTTTGTTATCTTGATTAAGTTTTTTCTTACCTTTAACAGCTTTAATTTTATACGACTTAAAGATTGTGTTGATAGTCTTTTCAAATGCATCTATATTGTCCAAAACATCTTGAGCTATATCTGCAACATAAGGATCATCACTTTTAGTATACATTCGTATTACATCGAACGCTTTATTAAAGTCCGCACTTGTGATATTTTGAATTCGTTCTACAGTCGATAAATCAATATCGCTCAGTATTATATTCATTATCTGATTAGCGCATTCATAGTAATCGTGATAATCAGATATGGTTTTAAATTTTTGCAGTTTGCTTTTGGGTACTCCAGGTACGTCAAAATTAGCTCCGTATGGATAATTTTCTTTAAATTCCATCAATGTAGCCTAATCTAATTTTTCACCCTTGTACCTGCCTTTACGAATATCGTTGTATACCCTCGATAATATCTTACCTTTAGTGCGATACGTACGAATGAAGGTTATAATATTTTTAAAGAATCGAATTATTCTTGGGGATTTAGCATTATCATCATATCCGAGCATGTATGCCTTGAAGTCCTCTGCCATTTCTTCCTCAATCTGTTTCTTAGTTCTACCTTTAGATTCAGGATGAATTCTAGCCCACTCTTCATACATTTTATCACGCATTGCACTGTTGTGTAAAACTAAGTTTACCATGTGCCAACCTTCGTGGTATTCATTACCTTCACCGCTTTGTCTACTTAATACAATATACGGATATATTTCATTTGTTACAGTATTGACCGCCCATTTAGTAGCTGCATATACATCTTTATCCGACACAGCCCTAACTAAACCGTTTACTACGATTATTTGATCGGGTTCTAACCCCAATGCTGACTACAACCAAGATTTCGCTTTGGTTACATCAATCTTACCTTCCCCTCTGAACGTTGAGAATACACCCGTGGGCCACATTGGAGCTTTTACTCTCTTACTCTTACGTACTGCATAGTTATATGGTTTCTTATAAACTGTAGCTGTTCCGTCTGAATAAATATCCATTAAAAACAAATCTGCAGATTTATAATTACCGCACGTGTCAGTTATTTTTTTCAGAGGTTTGCCGTTTATACGATACTGTTTCTTTATTTCTTCAAGTTTGTCGTCAAGAAGCTTTTTATATGCAGCGTCTATTTCAGATGAAGATTTAGACGGATCGTTTAATCTCGGGATTCTGATCCAAAGTCTATCTGTCAACAACACTGCATCCTTACCGTGTGCTTTAATCCTACCTTCGTTTATTTCAGTAACTTCTTCAGGAGTAGCTAATCTATTTACCAAAGTAATACTTTCGGTCTAATTACCAATAGTTCGTTGTTCTGTTGCAGGCGATGTAAGAGTCCTTGTTATTTCTAACGAACCTGTATCTATTACTAAATTATTTACTTTAGTATAGTTATGAGGCTCTTTTTTAGTAGAATCAGGATATCCCTATTCTTTAGTTGTAGTTTTAGTATCCTTGGCAACTCTTTCTACTTCTTGTTCTACGGCTTTTTGCTCAGGTTTTGGCGCATTTACTCCTGTGGCATACACAAATGGAGCAGTAAATAAATCTTTACCTTTATTCTCAACCGTACCAGTATTGGTGAGAAGTTTGCCTGTTTTCAGCATCCACGCAAACACCATCGGATTTTTCCACTCACCGGCTTCTGTAAAGAAATCTTCGTAAGCAAATGACAAATCTTCGTTCCCGAATGGATTAAATACATTTCTATCTTTAATCCTCTTCCCGTTTGAATCAAAGAAGAAATCTTTCAACATCTGCTGAATTATGTTAGAGAACGGTTTGTCCATAGCATTTCTGCCATCGTCATCTGTTAATTCAGTATTCCAGTGCATATTTTTAGATATGAGATGTATTATATGCTTACGATTTGCTTCAGCATCATTTTGAACTGCTTTAGAACTACCTTGTGGTGGGAATAGTTCGTCCATTGTATAAAGGTGTAAGAATTTACGAATATTTCCTCTTTCATCGACCTGTTCATCACCAATCATGAATCTCAATTGTCCATTAACTTCTTTAATAGCAATCTGTTTATCATAATAGTAAGGGAACGTTAAAGCTAATTTTTGTTGTTTACTTCGTGCATTCCTACCCTATGCTAACAATGTATGATCACCATTGTTCAATATTAAATTGAGAAGCTCCCTTGCTTCAGGTATTGCAAGTGTCCTGTTTTGAGACACTAATCGACCTGTGGATTGCTTGTTTAATATTATTTGGTCGAGTGATATTCCTCCGGAGTTACCATAAACTGTACACATTAATCTGAAAGCTAATTCTGCAGTACTTATAGTATTGTTATCAGGCTTGATCGAACCTGCAGAATCAATAGCTTCTTGATATATCTCTTCATCTATAACTTCATGATCTTCGTCATACATTTTCTTTTCAGAAAGCATCATAGGACGACTTTCTTGTGTACTTCCAGGAATCATAGATGAAGGTATCACGACATATATTTTACCAGCTAATCCTCTACCGGGAATTAATTCGCTCTAATTCAATGCTCCGACTTGTAAAATCGAGAATGGCTTAGAACTTAATGCTCCAGTACCTACGCCAAATTTAACTTCTCCACGCCTTATTTGGTCACTTATCTCTTTTGTATCGTTGCCTAATCCGAATCCGCCTTCTTCTCCAACAATTGTTCTAAATATAGGGCCTTGAGACTCGTCTGTCTACGTATTAAAACGACCTGCGGTTTGAGTGACTGTGATCGGAGTGACATCTGTACGTACTTTATCAGGAATTATATATTTATCGTCGCGCTTGACGCATATTGCGTCAATAATTTCTTGTCTTACTTCATTTAATCTTCTTAAATAATTTTTTATTTCCGCATCAGTATATATTTTAGATCCGGGGTCTATTGCAGACGCCATTCTCGCTCTTTCTCGTATTGTGAGAATTTGATCTTTAAATTTGGCATAATTTTCACCACCGCTAATAGATCTTATTGTATATTGTGTATTATGATTGTCATTATATTCGTCTACAAAACGTTGCAACATTCTGCTGTATTTCACTGCGAATACTTCACGATTCACATTTTTAAACTCAAGATTGGTAATAATATCTTGAAGACGAGTCATTCTCGTTCCCGTGATCTTATTTACGGTCACAGCGTGTTCACTTGGAGTTTTTAATGTGACATTATACAAAATATTACTATCATCAGGATCGACCATTATCATTGCGACAGTAAAGTCAGACGCGTTATTGCCTTCAGAATTAGTAACTATATAAAATTTTTGTACAACTCTATCTATCCACCCTTTTGTAAGTAATTTCTGGCCCAATTGAGCTCCTGTAGCCATTGTTTTGTTTTTAAACAATTCTTTCCCGTTGGCTTTAAAAACCATAGGTGTAGTACTATCAGGTCGGTAATTGAACGATAACGGGATTTCAAAATCAGCATTAGCACCTACCGTCATAGTCGGAGTTTCACCTAACGCTTGACTTTGCTTGTCTCTTTCGTGAACAGATAACTCTTGTTGTTCAGAATTTAATTGACCAGCTTGATCAGGATTAAGTTCTATACCATTTTGAACAGCAATTCCGTCTTCAGTAACATCTAAATCTGATACTGGTGTACCGTAAACTTCACCTTTAGATTCTGCAATTTGAGCATCTTTATCTACCCCTAAATCTACATCAATTTCTGAAGTTTCTTCTGTTACTTCCTACTCTTCATCATTTGGCACCTCTTGTTCTTCTGGATTATCCACTGAATCATCTGGACCATCCTCATTGTCTTCTTGAGAATTATCTACTTGTTTTTCAGCACCTGTTTCCCTACTTCTATCATTATTCACAGCAGATTGTGGATCTGACTATTGTGACCTATTAGTATCTTCCCTTGAAGGACCTTGTAGAGCGGTCGGATCTTTTTCTACTGCAGTCTTTTCCGGATCAGCAATACGGTTTGTATGATCTAATGTAGTATCTCCACTTTCAGGCAATGCTTCATTTTCATCCGATTGTTCTAAAACGACTCCTTGCGTCTCTTCTTCGGGTGAAATCTCTGGGACGGGTTCTGTTCCAGCTGGAATAAAGCCGGTAGCCTCTTCTATGCCTTCATTAGGATTGTCCTAAAATAATGCATTTATACTTTCTGGAGTTATAGGACCTGCTTGTTCATCAGGTACTCTTTTAGTTTTACCGAGAGCCTATTCTATTTCATCAGCTTCTTTATCGATGTCTTTTTTATCTTCTTCGGACGGGAGCATTCCTGCTTTACGCCTGGCTTCGTCAAGTTGTTTTTGAGCAACTTTTACTTCTTTCGGAGTTTCTTGGGTTTCTGTAGGAATTCCTGCATCTACACGTTCTTGCTCCTCCTCACGAGTGGCCTCTTGTTCTACTTTCTGTTGAGCTTGAGCATCTCCATCTTCTGCAGCATCTAAATCGTCATTAGTAACAGGTCTTTCGGCCTCTTCATCTTGACGCATTGCTGCAAGTTTCATCTACCTATCTTGATATTCTTGTTGTAGAAATAACAATGCAGCTTCTTTATGTATCTCGCTTATTCGTTTTAAAAATTCAGAAGGTATGAGTCCTTTATCGGTTTTTTGATTTTTTCTAAGACGATTTTCTTCTTCGACCAAATTATCAATCTTTCGTTTAGTTTCTCTAACTTGTCTATCCCACTCTAATTTGAAATTAATATTCTCAGTAGATTTACCCTATTCACGATATTTTCTAAGAATTTCTTGTTGGAAATTAGCTTTCTATTCATCGGTCAACGACTGATAATTTAATTTGTGCAAATTTATTTTGAGTCGTCTTGGATCGCCCGAATTATATACATATGCAGCAGCTCTACTTTTCATTACTTCTACCAACCCAGAATTAAGAGCCTCTATTATAAACGAATTCTTAATCTCGTCATTAGATACATATGTATTTCCAGTTTGTCGATCTGTAGACATCCACGGATTTAATGAAGCATATTCTTGTTCGAGATATTGTTTATATTCTGATCTATGTTCTTTAGATACATCTTTCGTCAAATCGTTCAATATTGTATCATATCTCTATTTTACGGATTTTGCAATTCTGTCTACAATCGGATACATACCAGAAAGGTGATCCGTATTCAATGTTGTTCCGTATGCCTCGTTCAAACATTTCATTCTCGAAACCTAATCTATCATTTGATTTCGTAGATTCTGCAAAACATTCTGTTGAGCCTGCAAATAAAATATTCTGAAGAAATTATCTCGTACTTGTTCAAATGAATTTTTTGCCTAAAATTCTTCAGGCAGCCCATTTAACTCAGAAATGAGTTTTTCAATTTGAGACTACGTATCTTCTATTTCTTTTATTCGTTGTTCAGGATTTTCATTTTCTGGAGAAAGAGCTAATTGAGAAGCTTTATTAGACAACTCCCTAATTTTATTTTTGAGCGTAAATTTCTTACGTTCCAAGTCATTTCTGCCTGTATCAATTTCATCGTTATATTGCCCGCGTAAACGCTCAATGACAGCTTTAAATTGAGGTCTGTCCTTTAGCCACTCATCGTTACTAAGATTTTGAATCAGGTTGTTAATGTAATCTTCGATTGATTTGGAAGATATCTTTTGTTTATCCTATGCTTCAGCAAAATCCATATACGAAGATGCTGCCATCTTTATATATTCTCTATGACCTTCGGATTTAGGAGTAATCTTTAACTTCTCCAAAACATTATTTTTAGCGTCCATAGAACTCACATACGCACCATATGCAATATCTGCAACAGTTTTTGCATTGTCTATATCTTCTTTACTTGCGTAATTAGGATCTGCGATTTTTAACACATCGTCAAATAACATCTTAGCCCTGTCTCCAGTCATTCCGTTTTTAAATGCGTCAAATAGTACCGAAGCTTGCAATTCACTATTTTGTCTACCGTAATTCTCTGCAATAGTTCTGATTAAGAATTTATCATTCTGATAATTTCTAACAAGTTGTCTGAGTGGGACTTCTTTATTGTAGATAGATGATACTAAATTACCACCTAATCCGAAGAATAAACCGGTAGCTGTACCGGAATTCATGCTTTCTCGCAGCTCTCTATCTCCGTTTAAAGGATCTCCAAAATTTAAACCGTAATATGATAATATTGCATTATAAGCAAGGCGCGAATCGTCCACTAACGATTTTAAATCGAATGTATTTGAATTAAAGTCATTTTCGATGTTAGAATCATAAGCTCCAGTTTGATATCTGTAGCTAATGTACCTTTGTTGTCCTTCTTCTATACCTTCTATTGCGGCTAGTAAACCTAATCTTCCTGCACCTCTTGCGATACTTTTGGCAGATTCTCTTGCTGCTACTTTTTGAGCCAAACCCATTCCTGCAGCAGTAGCTACTTTATCTATACGTTTGTCAATCCAAGATTGTGCAGATTCCATTATAGATTTCTTCTTAATAGAATTTTCTGCAGCCTCCTCAATTGCTTTGGCTGTAGCACTCGATGATAGTTCATTTGTCATTTTTCGAGTAGCGCCACCTACCATAGAAAACGCTTTTGCAGGATTCAAGAACAGAGCGGTTTGCAACATATCCGTGTACGTCAAGGCGTTATTTTTAGCAACCAACGTGGATACGCCTTTGTGAGCTTGTTTTACGAGCTCGTTAAATACAGGATCTGTAGTTTTAATATTCAAAGCAAGTACAGCCCCCAATAAATCTTGATTGTCTGCACGACTTAAATCTAATCCGTGTTGTCTTGCATTTTGAATTATTTCAGGTTTTAATTGTTCAAAGTTTATTCCGTTCGATTTAAGGCTATTGGTTATTCTGTCTATTTGCGCATTGAGTGCTTCTTGTGCGGTTTCAGATTCTCTTCCACTCATTGTAAATCCAAGACCCGTTCCGTAACCCAACGCTCCAATTGCCAACTTAGCAGCTGTCGCATATTTACCCGGAGATATCGCAGAAGCTGCAAGTTGTCCTAATTTCTCAGCACCTACTGCAGTAACAATACTTCCTAAATACGATTTTAAATCTGAAAAACTGGTACCTACCTCTGGGATATTGAGCATAAAATAATCCATAGCCTCCCAAGGAATCCATTTGTTCAATTCTTCCCTGTTTTCTACTTGTTGTCTTAATTTGGGATCAATCCAATCTTTATTGTAGAGAAATGTTCCGTTATTTAATTTATTTACATATTCAGAATACTCTTTTATATGCTACTTATAATCTCTTTGTTTGTCTGCAATAAGTTCGTTAATTTCATTCTTTAACGCTATTTTGCCGGCATTTCCAAGATTGTCCAAATTATACTTACGCAAACTCTACAAATCCTATTCGTCAGCATTTTCAGAAGCAATATATTGTCTTATGTACTGGTCTCTTGCCAAGTTGGCTTCTGGTAATTGCCCAGTTAACCCACGAAGAGAATTTACATACATTATTATTGGGTCTACGGCGTGTCTTGTTATATATTGCAAAGGGCCGTTGATCACACCTTTACCGATTGCTTTCAAACCTTCCCAAAGGGCTCCCAAGCCGCCATATTTATTCGCAGCAGTTCCTACTTTTTTAATAAACTCATCTCTACTATCCCACTGAGATGCGAAGTTTTCTCCAGCAGCCCTACCTATGATACCCAAATCTTTTCCGATATTACCTGTAGACGTACTATAAAATAACTTCTGTAATGTAGGATTTGTACGAATTTGACTAAAATATTCATTGGCTTGCCGATAATAATCCGGATGAGATTGTAAAAACAATTCTACTCGGTATTGTGCCTATTGTACAGCTACAGGATCATTTTTAGCAGAAGCCTATTCTACAGACGCCTACAGTTGTTTATACTGTTCATGTAGGTCTATGAAATCATTCAACCCTTGTAATGTATTTAGATCTACTGCACTATCTCGAGCTTTTTCTGCTGCAGTATCTCGAGCACCTTGTAATTGTCTTTCTCGAGCCATATAGATAAGATCGTCGAAGTGTGACAATCTATCTATTATACCATGCCCCTGATCTACAAACCAATTACCTATTCGGTCGAAAAACCCAGGTTCGTTACTTTCTTCTCCCGGAGTGTTTGAATACTCAGCAGGGTCGTACATATGCTACGACCCTGAGGTATCTATATTATAAACATCTTCGTCTTCCGGTATTGGCGCCGGATAATATCTACGTTGTTCTACGAGGTTTTCTAAGTTATTTCGTCTTATACTCTCGCCTATGTTCCCATATCTTTCTCGATACTGTGGATCATAGATATTTGTTTTTCTTCTTGGCATTTTTATTTATTATTGATTTGAATAATCTAACGCTCCCCCTTGTCTGTCTGGAGCTAAATTATAAGCATTACTTGTTCCAAAATAAGTTTTATCCATTTGAGCGTCTTCCCAAGAACGCAAAGAACTTTCGGTAGAAGTAGTAGCTGTTGGAATACGAACCATGTAAACATCTTTCTCTGTATCGTCTACTTTCTAAACTCCAATTTTTTGACGAACCAGCCCCATTCTATTTCTTGCTTCCTCGGTAGTTAGATTCACAGATTTAGCAAAATCTTGCATGTAACTTTCAGGAATATATACGTCATAATAGAAATCTATATTCGCACCTTGCCCCGAACGTCTTGGAGTTATTCCGGCTCCGATCTAATTGTCTATTACATATCCTGTAACTTTATTTCTACGTAAGAAATCGTTAAATTGTTTGCTAATCGAATATTTGGTTAATCCTGCACCACTTACTTTAGCGACTCTCGCTCTACGTAAATTATTGGTGCCTCCAAATGTAATATACCTATATTTTTCCCCAGAATTAGTCATACCAGGCAGAGATTTTGTATTCTGACCAGCAATAAAATCGTAAGACTTATCTCTAGATATTCCGTCGACGATGGGAGTCACATTATTATTCATGTAAGCGTTCTCTATAGAATCATAAGCAGGACCGTACTTATTTTTTCTAAATTTAGCGTCGTAAGCATTCAATATCTTATATCCAGCTTCAGTAGGAATAATATGCCCCGTCTTATCTTTAGTTCTCCATGCAGTACCGCCATCGTAGTTCTTTATAGCCTTACTATACCAGTTAGCCACTTTTTGAGCTCTGTTACGTTGAGATTTAGGCAATTTGGCATTATTAGCTATACTTTGATTATGTCTTTGATTTTCAACAAGTACGTTTCTCAGTCTATTGTAATCTTTTTCTCCGCGGTTCTTATTAATACTATCTCTCAAAGTATCTGTCCAACTTGACGGATAAAGATTTCGACGCTCTTCTTCAGCACCTTCTTTTTCCCACTGACGCTGCATACTTGCAAGTCTGACTTTATTTCTAAATTCGTAATCTGCCATAGCATATGGATTAGCTTTACGATCATTCAATAAGTAATCATGATTAACGTCTACTATATCGTTTACAAGCATGTCGTAAGCTCGCTTGTTTGTCGATTCCAACGATTCTCCCGGAGCAGCTGTAGCCTAAGCTCTTTGTAATGCTCTATTGTAGTAATACCTACCATAATCATTACCAAGAAACGCCTAAATCTGATCGTTTACAGCTGTACGCATGTCATTTTCATCATACCCGTAATAATCGTAACCATTCTTAGTATACTTATATTTTGCTTGGCGATTTTTAAACCATGGATCTGTAATAGTCCTCAGTCCTTTAAATTCAGTAGGAGATGTCCTGCTCCACATTCCAGATTGAGTAGTATCGTAATCGTTGAATGATGTACCATTAAGTAAAAAGTTTTCAAATTCAGGGTCATATAAACCTTTAGCTTGTAATTCACCTCTGTTTTTAAGATATTCCTGCCCTGCAGCAGCTGACTGTCTTAATTGACTGAGTGTATCTCTTGGGATACGTCTACGTATAGATGCCAATAACGCCCTACCTTCTTGTGATCTTAGAGGATCGATTCCGGCAGCCTACATCTATTCATAAGCTTGTACAATAGGATCCATTGTCAACCTATCCCATGTCTCAACATCTTTCCTAAACGGGCTGATAAAGTCGCCATACTTAGATACAAACTCTTCCTGTTCTTTAATGCCTCTCTCATACTCATTTTTAACTGCAGTAAGATAAGCATTCATCATGCCCGTGTCGTATAAATCCATAATCGGGTATTCAACCGCTACGTCTCTTCCGTATATCATGACTGTATCCTCCCACCTAATTGAGCTAAGTTGGACAAAAAGTTCAACTGATCTTGGTCAAGATCCTGATTATACATCCTAAGTGTATCCTGCCATGTGCGATACTTAAATTCATTAGCGTATGCATTATTAACCTGATTGATCATGTTAGCAACAGCTCTATCTCTATTGGTATACTTAGCCCCATGAGCAGCTACATAATTAGCGTAATCATTTTGTGCAGCCTACATACGTGCCGTACGATTAGCTTCTCCAGCCCTGTTGAGTGCGTCATAATAAGCAGCTCTATATTTATTATTTGCCTCATTTGCAGTAGCATAAACGTTAGCCAGATTGCGCTGTGTACCTGCTGTATTAGCTATACGAGCTAAATATTTTTGTGCACCACTCAATCCGCCGGCGTTATTGATAGCATAATTGGATCTTGTTTCAGCATCTCTTACCGCATTTAATGACGGTATGATATCGTATCTAAGATTATTTAAACCACGTAATGCAACACTCTAATATGGATTAGATCTGTACGTATTGTTATATCTAATAGGCTCATCGTTGTAAGTACGATATTGCCCGTAAGCCTAAGTTATACCAAACAATGATGGAGCCAATCTCTACCACCAAGGTATATTGGAAGCATAAGGTCTGCTTGTTCTAAGAAATCTTGGTTTACTACTGTTGCCAGCTGGGGTTTCTTCCGGAGTAGAACGAACTATTGTTGGCATTGGGCCGTTATATGGTTCAACATTTATTGGTCCATTAGGTATATTTAGCACATCTTCTCCTGGATTCCACCATTTAAGAGGCCTACGTGTTTCTGTAACTACTAGATTCGGTAATTCTATATCAGACATAGTACTCATGGTGGGGTTCCACCATTTTGGAATTAAAGATAAATTATCAGATCCACCATCAAACTTATCTTTACCACATTTAAATCCTCGTAGAGCCTATTTATTTTCGATCTGATGCTATATCGCCTGTCTATCTGATATGTTCTTCAGTTGATCCATTATAGGGCCTCTAAGCTTATTTATTTCACGATCTTGGATATTTTTGGTAACATTACTTAGTGAACTTTTCTCGTTATATCTACCAGCTTTATTAAACTTATTTAACGTCTGTAATTGAGCTGTGAAAGGAGCTGCTTGATCCGAGAATTTAATACCGTTAGTCCAATCCTTATCGTTACCTATAATTACATTATCATCTGTGGCACTTACAGACGATGGCTGATTATCTATGCCACGATTACCTTTTGTAACCAATGTACCGGTACCGTTAGTGTAATCTATAATACTTTCGCCTTTACCAACATAACTGTTAGTAGGACCAACCTAATACCCGTCAGGCGTCCATACTTTACTTTTCATATCTTTACCTTTATTTGCATATATTATATTATTACCTGTAGGATTTTCTTCATAATAATTATTCTACAATGCTGTAGTGGATGCTCCTGCCATATTGTAATTATTAGTATAATTAGCACGCTATTTAGCGTTAAATATCCTACGTCTCATCTCACGTTTACGTTTATTACCACCAAATATACCTCCAATAAGTCCTCCTATTGCACCAATTCCAGCTCCTATAGCGCCACCAATTGGACCAAATGTACTACCAATAGCTGCACCTGTAGACAAACCTTGTGTAGTTGCATTTAACGTATTAGATGTATTTTCACTTTTGACCTGATCCATTGCAGCATCTCCATCGATAGATCCTACCTTTTCGTAGCCAACTCCATCTACATTTCCTTCAGTCGTACCAGCGTCAGTTATTAAATTATTAGCAGTAGGTAAGCTTTTAGTACTAAATGCGCTACCTAAACTCTACGCAAACTGTAAAGCGTTAGTAGCCATGCCTACATAATTTGTCGCGTTACTCATAGTCTTTGGTGGCAAAGCTGGTAATTTACTACCGCCTATAGGTGTATTTTTAATACTGTTAGTAATATTATTAGATAGGACGTTATTGGAGACCATTTGCGATAAACTTTGCGGAGTCGGCAATGTCACGCCTTGTGGAGTATATAATAATGGATTGTTTTTACCACCGGCATATTTGGGTTTTGTATTCTATATATATTTATATCTTTTCAAATCCATGATATTCTATATTTAGTCATTATGTATGATATTGCAGCATTTTCATTATTCGCAACATCTTCGATAGTACATACCATATATTTACCACGCATTCTGTTACCGTAAGTTGCATTTCCAGATCTCGGTATGGCATACCTGAAATTCCCTTCTCTGCAAGTAGTGTTCAAGTTGTTCGTAGAAGTGTATCCTAAGTCCGTTTTCCAACTATATACGTGATTCTAATCAAAATAATCACAAGGCAACTATTCATCTGTATATAATCTATTCGGACTTATTATCTCTTGATTATCAAATACTTTAGTATAAGATACGCTCGGGTTTACTGTATATTCAATTTTGGTATGTAATGTGTTATTATTTAAATCTACAGGAGTATCATTTTCTTTAACTCCCCATTGTGCTATTTGTATATTATTATCTTCAGTTTGTACCAAATATATACCATTCGTAAATTTTATACTTTCCTCAAAGGGCACTGTGTACACTGAAGTGAACATTTTATTTTGTTCGCTAAACGCGAGCGAATTTCCTTCGCTAAGCACGTTTCCTACTAATTCTTGATATTTGTCATCATAAAACAATACTGGATTAATATCTCCTTTGTTATTAATTAGATTTTCAGTACCATATATTTTATTTAACAGATATATTGTCTGTGAGTACTGTTTTAATTCTTTATTGTGACTATCGTACCAATATATTGCAGCAGCAGATTGTTTATCGTTATATTCTTCAATATGCATTCCTGAAGTCTGATCCAAATAATCATAGCGTGCCAATACTCCTGCTGTACCTAACGTGATAACATTATCGTTGTCGTCAGTAATTTGGCTACGTTCATTTACACTGAATGCACCAAATGCGTTTTCTTGCCAGAATAATAATTTATTATCGAACCTCCTAAGATTACTTATTTGTCCAAATCTTGTGTCTACGTCTAAATAATTTGCTGGTAAAAACGTAGTCCAACTATCTATAGATTCGTTATTCGACTTTTGATTTGAATGATAGCATCTGTAATCTATTTGGGTTAAACTATTATCGTCTTCGTCGTCACGTAATGCCGCATACATCTTAACTGTAGGACTTGTAGAATATACACTATTATACGTATATAACGGATCAGATTGCGTGTAAATATTGTTTACATTTGCAGGTTCTATTTGTATATTACTTATACCAGGATTATTGTAGTTCTTACTATATTCAAATCCGTGAGTATATCCAAGCAATACTGAAGTTTCTACAGGTATCGAATATATAAAGCAACTTGTTACATATCTGGCAGTAGTCTATGGATATACTTTATGTACTGATACATATTCCATAGGCATTATCACACAATCGCCATCAAATATAATATTTGACTGTTGGTCTGAAGAAAATATATCTCCATAACTATAGTATGTATCTAATGACCTATTTGTATAAGTATACGAATTGTACGGAGTTGTATTTTTACGTATATTGCATAAATATGTGGACAATATACTATTAAGCATTACATAATCTTCCGGTTCTGAATCTGTTTCTGCCTGATATACACCCCCAACATCTTCAAAACTCAATTCTTGATTTGTATCTTTTAAGTCCCGAACCGATAATTCATCTTCCACAGAGTTTGCATAATATTTTATGGTATCTGTACCAATAGTTTTGAATATAATATTATCTGCATCAGACAGACCTATTAATAAACATCTACCTCCTGTACCAAATAAGAAGTTATCGATATTGTTTCTGTTTCCATCTTCCACCTTACCACTATTGATATTGTTACTCGTATTATCCACGAAACTATCACTTTCCGTCATAATGGACGCATTGTATGCAGGGCCAGAAACAAAATTACAATAAGGACTTGAGAATATACTATTTTGATGATCTGTGTACGGATAAGAATATGTTGTTTTATTGTCCTTAGTTTCAGACTTTAAGAAATCGTTCCATGACAATTCGTCAGCTAATTGCGCATCTGCAATCTGATATGAATATTGTACATTTAAATTTACTACGTCATAACCATTTGGGTATCCGATTATATTATTCATTAATTCCTACTGCTGATCTGCTGTTAAATCCGCCTGACTGCCATCATCCTCGTCTATTGCAAGTATGCCTCTACGTCTTACTTCTAATTCTGGATATTTTCTAAGTAACACTCTGTCGGCTTGTTCATACAGCTTGGAATACGAACTGATGTATTTAGTACCGTCATATATACGCTACCCGTATATTACTGATTTGACTACATCCTGTGGTTCACAATGCCCCGGTAAATAATAATAGTAATACCAGTCATTGGAATGAATATTACTTCCGATATCTGTACCACGATCGTTATATATTCTACAATCACCAAAATATCTCCAAAAATATGAAGCAGGACTCATTTCGGGAGTTTCGCGTATAGATAAAGCTCTGTTTCTACCAGAGGATATCCCGTATCCTTTATATGTTTCTCCGTCCGAAACAGATACTTGATAACTTTCATCATTTGCAGCCAACGGCATGTTCATGTTACTTAATGCGGTAGATACTCCTACGAATTTAACATTTTCAGGCCGAATTTCCCCTGGCTAACGTCGGTTTACTGTGTAAATCTGACTTGAAGGTTGATAATTTAAATCCTGACCATATATCAACCTCGTAGGAACTAATGATGTAGAAGAGTTGCTTATAAGTTCGTAAGTTGAATCTTTAGCGTATAATATTTCAGGAGATACAAATTGATATACACCGTAGTTATCGTAATTGTCGGCTTCGTAAGATTCTTCACCACTACCACTACTTTTATTAAATCTAATTTGTTCTATACATGATGCAAAATTAGCTACCGTAAGTAGTCCTGTCGGAGTATATGCGAAATTTTGTACACGTACGTTGTTTGCTTGTCGATTCAGTTTTCGTTGTATAGGTCTTGATATTACACCTTGCGCTATATTCACAACATCCTATTCTGTACGATTACATCTGACTATTTCGTATGATGCAATTTTTACATCGTGCCCTTCTTCGTTATTATATTTATCTATATCTACTGTAAACTCTATACCAAGAGGTCTAACTATAAGATTGACTCTATCTCCGTTATTATTGTTTACATTAGCTCGGTATGTTTCAAATCCTTTATAGTTTAAATTTGGCGTTCTAATATCAGCGATCCATTTGGCAAAAGATGCGTTTCCTTGTTCGTCGTACAATATTATACCGTAACGATATAATTCATCACGCTTTAAAGATTTCATTGAGTAGATTATCTGTGGATCTACGTAACTATTAGTTCCGTCATATTCATCATATATGTATCTACTTAAATTAAAATCCGGAGCTGTTACAGGAGATCCATTCGACGTAATATAATATGAAGTAACATTGGTAGATACATGGTTTTTATCGTAATTTATAATATTGTCGTTAAATCCTACATAATATCTATTGTCTCTAGAATCAGCTCGACTACCATTGAAATTACCACCTCCAGTAAAATCTCCAAAATCAGTATCGTATGAGGAATAAAGTTTAGTTTTGGTGTTATCTCCAACAAGTTCCGTTATTACAAACTTCCAGCTTACGTACTTACCCGTACCTCCATAATATTGCGTACCGTTTTCCGATCGTGTAAATCTACAAGAAGTAGCTTCGTCGTCATCCCACTCTCTGAATAACGTACGCATATCATTATATTTATTATAACAGTCGTGGGCTTTAGCTACGCTATCGTAATTATCGTCAACCTATTTTTTAGAATCCGCTCCGTATGGATATATTAACGCATGATTATTTCTATTGTAACGATAAGATCTTGCGTCAAAATCTTGGAATATGTCATTTGTAAAACCACCTTCTGAACGAATATTTGCGGCAAACATGTAATCGTTCATAGATTCAATAACTTTCGGTACTATATGAACGCCAGATAAACTATTGTATTCGTCTACAGTCAATGTCTACAATGATTCCAAGCCAGTATCAGAGAATTGGAGTACGTCATTATCCTCGTCTACAGTGTATTTAAAATCAGATATAAGGTCGATTTGTGGTACTTGCCCATTTTCTAAATATTGAATTCTATAGACTAATATTCTGTCCATAAAATTAATATCTGATTGTATTTTAATCCTCAAGTTCACACCTACGCCTATTTCATCGTCAACATTTCCCCCGAATATTGTATTTCCGTCAGTAAAGTCTCCAGATTTAGAGTAGACTATTGGGATAAGTCTTGTCGGTACGCTCATTTCAGAAGATACGCCATTGTTGTTATACAGTCTGTATGAATATTGTACAACGCTCGGCTTTAAATTACCAGCAATGAGTCCGGTAAAGAATATTTTACCAAAGTTATGACGAGGGTATATTTGTATTTTATCTATGTCTCCAGATACGTCTTTATTGTAAGTATCGTCCATAATGTTAAATACAAATATATAATGTTCTCCGTCTGCTATATATAGCTTAATGTTTTCGTCAGTTTCAAACCTGGTTACTACACTTACTTTATCAACACCGTTTACACCACCAAGCCTTTTATTGTCATCAAAAGTACCACTTCTATCCCATGAAGAATATATGGTTTTAATATCTTCGGCAGTTATTGTATCAGATATGAAGTTTTCATTATCTAATATTTTATTCTTAAATACTACTATATGCCAAGGATGAGTATTATCGACATCTTCTTCTATAACCAATATGCCGTAATCCCTAATACTACATGCAGCTTTTATAGAACCAAGCTTCAGTTCATTACCATATACATCTGTAAGTGTTGAATCGTATACTATTTTGACGCCTTCGATAGATCTTACTTCGCCGTATTTATTTGCAACGCCGACATCGTCTACTGAAAATATACGTATATTTTCGGCATATGAATACGTATCGTTAGATAACATCTAATGTGACACATCTGTATTCATACCTTTCGTAAACTGATTTATAAATAAAGTATTATCAGTAGCCATAGTAATAATCGTTATAATTCAATTGCCTTCTACCAACAGGTTTGAAGAATACATCATCAGAATCCCATTCTGGAACCAACTTATTCCATTCATTTTTAATACTCCGTATTTCACCTTCTGTGGGCATCATCGCTTCTCCATAAGCCTGACCTCTATAAAATGCCCACTGACTACGAATATAATCGTATACTCGAGCATTTGATGTTACACCTGCTCCTCCAAGTTTACCCTACATGAACTTAGGAAATGACAACTTCATCATTACGTACCAATATATCGCCTCTTGGTATGACGCTAAATCTGGAATTAAAGGGTAACCTCGTTCGTCAGTAGCGATAGCTTTATATGATAGTTTAATGTATCCTTCTTTTTTATTGAACACTATCCATCCTGGTTTTATAAAATAAGTAGGCTCTTTATGTTTCATATCTACCATCCTACGTATATATTTAGTAAGATATATACCATAAAACTAAGATTGAGATGTAGGTAGTTTATATCTCATCGGCTAGTGTGGGGGGTTTATATCAGAATGAATATCTACTGTATCTGGAACATCTTCTATAACCATATTATGTTCATCATATATTGGCGTTACTATTTTACCAATATTTTGGGGATCGCGTTTAGGTTCTCTAAAATCTCCAGTTTCACTCCTTACTGGATACCACGGTCCACGTTCATTAGTAGCATACGCTATAGATGTAAGCGATACTAGATCTTCAGGTATTGGTATCTAATGATCCTCTATCTTAAATATCGGAACACCATCTGCACCAGATTCCTTAACGATATACTATACAGGAGCACCAATCTTTTCAACAGCTTCAAATATCCATTCGCGTATGTCCGAAATCCGAATATCTTTTCGTGACATATTTGAATCGGCCATTATTTTTGCTATAACCGATTCACATTTTGTATATTTGTATATCATCTATATTTATATAATCGTTTCCATTAAATATTAACTAAGCTAATTTTCGTTTATTCTGACGCACTAATGATAAATTATATTTGTATATATCTGGGAATGTATTTTTATTCTTTGACCAGTATAATCTGTATTTATAACCATTACTATGTTCGTTTAAGTGATATATTGTCTTATTTAACTCTTTACTGGTTTTATAATCTTTAGATAAACTTTTCTATGTATACGTCTTAGGTTTATATTTAACTATCGCTATTAAACCTAATCTACAGGGCATTTTAAAGCTCTCTGACGCGTTTAAAATCTTTTCTTTAATAATTTCATTAAACTTATCTAAAATGCGCTTAAAACGAAAATAAGACATGTTTTCATCAATTTTATGATAGTCCTTAAACATGTCACGTATTGTATATGATTTTTTCATCATAATTTTGCCGGTAGAATTATGTTATCCGGTTTAACTTCTTCTAACGTAGAATTGTTCTGCTCATCACTTGGCATTCTCAACATTACGTTTAATTCGTTTGACATTATCAACTATTTGATTGTTGGTACCATCCATCCTGGTATTTGTATATCTTCTTCACTTCCTTCATCTGTGTCTGTAAATATGCCAGTAACCCAAATATATTTAAGGCGTCCAAGATCTACAAGTCCTTGTAAATATATATAACCGTTGTCATAAAACCACGTCATTTCTCCAAACGTATATTTACGATAGTATTGAAAATGACGACGTTTATCGTTCATATACTATATCGGGCATCCTTCTTCATCAAATACAGCAATAATGTTTTCAGGACTATTTGAAAGTAGTTCCGGTAATTCTTCAACCGTCTTTTTAGTGTGTAAACAATTTCCGTCGAGTGATTTAACTGGTTCTAACTCTAACGGACCTATAGTTTTATACAAACTATCGTCACCCTCATCTTCGCCTTCTTCTTCCTCTTTATCTTTCTACTGTTTAGTTAAGAATGCTCGATAAGCTAACACCCAGTTGGCAATCTATGCTCGAGAGAAATCTTCACTTTCACTAATATTATTATTGCGTACAATCAGTAGAATATCATCTATGATTGACTTTAGTGAAAACATTTTCATTTCTATATTGTTTCTATTACTCTAACACTATCTTCTTTTATTAGATCGTTAGTATTAACTATTTCATACTTATACTTTGTTACTTTCTTCCAGTCTAAAGTAAACAATCTCTAAAAGAAATTCTTTTTATTTTTATACTCTCTTTTCTTGTACACGTATAAGTATTGAGTATTACGTATATCTAACTTAATATCTATACTGTCTTTACTTATAGTGTAAAATACTTTAGTAAGGTCATTGTATTTAATACTATCAGTAAGTATACTGTCTTTATTATTTACTATAACCTACCCCCTTACCCCCTTACTCTTATTAACGAGTACAGATTGGGTCTGGGTTGCAGCTGTAGAAACATTTTTCTTTTTTATGTCTCTTTCTTCCATCACACTATCTATACGATGTAGAAGTACATCGTTGTATTGCTGTAGTTCAGTGAGGTCTAGCTTTAAAACATTATTGGCCTACTAAGAAGCGGAAACCACCCCCTAATAGGCCTCTATGTTGTTCTGAGCCATTTCAAGGCCCTCTGAGAGCTTTCTGTTCTGTTTGCATGTAATTACTCCAAAGATTAGAGATAACGCAACACAGAGCATTAAAACACTGTCTACAGCGATTTTCTTATGGTTTAGCAACCACGTAACTATCGCTGACCACACATCATTAAATTTTAAGTTATTAACTAATCCAAAGTTCGCATTCAGCCTCACGACGACGAACCAACCCTGTAAGCTTCTTTCCACCAGCATAAACCCAGCGTCTGAATTGCTTACAAATTTCACTGTCCGAAGCTTTATTTTTAATCTTTTTTAACAATGTAGAATTCTTAAGAGCACCTGATCCGAGGTTAAATACGAAGTCTACAAGGGCGTCAAACTACCCTTGAGTTTCGCATACACCCAAATTATTTACGTACTTCTCAGCGAATGCTACATCTTCTCTAAGATATTTCACTCCTTGTTCCTTTGTGATAACATTTCCAGGTTTAACACCTTTAGTGTGGCCATAACCCACAGTCCAGATACCAGCTGGGCATTTATAAGCCTTGGCCCTAAATCCTTCAAAGAAGCATATCATATCAATACCTCTATCACTTACTTTGTATTGCATTGTTGTTAGTTTTATTGTGCCTATAATCTGATATGGCTTTATTTATACCACCACCGGCCATAAATCCACCTACACATAACATAAACCAGCCAAGCTGCTCTAAATCAGTCTTAAGGTAACCATTAGTGATTACATCCCACATCAAACTAAATGAGACACATGTAGATATTAGTGAACTTGATAATACAGATACAAATAAGGCGAAACTTTTCATACTGTCTCCAGTATTACTTTTAATTAGGTTTTTCAGATACTTTAACATCTTTGTCTCCTTTCTTCTTTTTAGTTTTATCTGTATTATAATGTTCATCGTAGTACCCTTGACTTAATCTTTTAAGTCTGCAGTATGTTCTTGGGGGCATGCGTTTAAGACATTCGTCGTCAGGTCTGACACATACATTGTGTTCAGCCTCATGTAATGCTATTTCAAGTTCTGCATTACGTTTCATTAAGTCAAGTTTATCTTGTCGCAAAGTAGCAACAGTAACCTATAATTCTTCAACCTTTTGCTTGAGTTTTTCCAACTCTTGCTCCATTACGTTGTACCTCTTAACTAAAGAATCAGTTTCTAAGCTAATTGCTTCAGCTAAGGCTTTACGTTTTATCTCCTTACGATTAAGTATCCAGTTAACTAATTTCCAACCGCCTAAAGCCGCTATAGCAGCCAATAACCAATCATATTCTGTTGTGAAATTAGTCATTACATATTATTATTTGTAAATTTTTACATAGTTATCTACAACATTTGCTAATGCTGTATACAACGGTATCTGGGAATCTCTTATACAGATGTATATAATTCCGTTTTCAATATAGTATTTGCCATTATATATTACCATATTGCCATCTTCTGGATACGGAATTGGATCTTCTAAAGTACCAGAATGACTTTCTACTATTTCAGTATATAATGAAGCAGTATTTATTCCTGGTGCCCAATCTGATTGAGCTGTATGTTGCTGTATAACTTTAAATAATTTTCCATTATACTGCACTTTAGTACCAACTTCAAGAGTTTTACCAATCATATCCTCCCAATTTGGGTACAATGTTTTTACCGATAATGCTTCATCATCTGCAATAGACATTGTATTAATTGCCATTTGCAACAATTTAGCTATATCTGACAATCTTGGAGAAGATGGCTGCGAAATTATATCTTTAGTTTTAGGAAAATCTTTAGCGACTTTCTATTTAATTTCTGAAGTAAGCTCGAGATATTTTTGGTAATCAACTTTATCTACATTTAATCCTACTTGATATGCATTATACTGGTTAATCAGATCAAATTCGTCAGATTCACTTACATATGCTCTAATGACAGCTTTAACACAATTATCATAAGTAGGTTTACCGGCAACACGTACTTGTAAAAATTCATACATTGTACAATTTTCTCCATTCTATCCTGGCTCTATACTTTCTGTAATATTATAGTTATAATACCACATTCCGTTGCCAAGAGATTCAATTTTAGCCGGCTTAATATCTGTTTTTATTTTTGTTATATCAAACATGTTTCTTAATTTTTATTATTATAGGAAAATGATTAAATGACATAATATATGAGAGTAATCGTCTATTTGAACTTTTACATTCATACGGTCTTGCGTTTTTAATATACTATATAAGAAAATATCTTTTTCGTAGCTATATCACTACTACATAAATATATTTTCCGTATATATTACTTATATTAGTTCTTTTACCGTTCCATCCTGTATATTTTATACCAGTAGTATTTGTTATTTTTTGTATTAATTTTTTAGAATTACAGAATTTTAACCACCCATAATATGAAGCTAATGCTTTTTCTAAATCTTCATGAGTAATTTTATTTTCTTTATAATTATTCACAACATTTAACAGTTTGTGTTTAATACTTTTTCTTAATTTTATATGGTTATGGTAAAATATGTATCCAACGAAATTAATGCCCCTAGAATCGACTGGGAATATTTGATAATTTCCTTTGACTGTCAATTTTAATACACAAGACAAATATATCTTCATAGCTAAAAACCAACTTCTTAACTATTGTTTATTATCACATAATATAACAATATCGTCAGCATGTCTGTAATAGTATTTTACTTTTAATTCTTCTTTAACCCAATGATCAAAGTATGTTAAATATAAATTAGCAAAAAACTACGAAAGATAATTTCCAATAGGAACTCCTTCTGCAGAATCTATAATTTCATCCAATAACTATAATAATTGTTTATCTTTTATCTTCTTTCGCAATATGCGTTTTAATACATCGTGATCTATACTTGGATAAAATTTTGTTATATCTAATTTTAAACAGTATTTAGTTCCTTTAGGGTCTTTAACTAAATCTTTACTTAATTTTTTTAATAATGCATGTATTCCTCTATTTTTTATACAAGAATAAGTATCTCTAGTAAATATCTTAGTCCATATTGGTTCCATAACATTCATGATAGCATGATGTGCTATTCTATCTGGAAAATATGGTAACCTAAATATCAATCTCTCTTTTGGTTCATAGATCTTATATGTTGTATATGGAGAGGTCTTATACTGCATATTTTTAAACATCTCAGACAATAATTTATTTTCTTCATCTCGATGCCTATCATGTCGAATTACCCCATAGGTTTTACATTTACATTTCCTAGCTTTTAAATCAGCTGCCTCAATATTCGATATATCACATATTCTATGATATATATTATTAATTCGTTTCGGCATAAATTATATTTAATATTACTGAGTGTTCACTTTCGTTACTAGCACAGTTGCGAAAATTATATGTTATTTTTTACCAAGTGGTAAGGTATTATATCACAATATTAAGAATAAATAAATATAACCTCACTACGAGACCACCGAAACCGACCGGAAACCACGATTAGAAAAAGCATAAGAAACGCCATCGACAGAATTCAAGTCGCCAAGACCCGCATCCGCACCGTTAGCAGCGCTACCGCCCACAGAGAGCACTCTTAAAGTAGTATTAGCATTTCCAGTCCAGTGATAATCGCACATATAAGTAGTGCCACCACCACCCGCAGCAGAAGCTATGATATTAGCATCATCTCCTAAATCAAATGCTTTTACATAGCCTTCTTTATGTGTAGATTCAGCAATCTTAATGTAATCATCTGTTAAAGTGTCTGAGAATTTAGATGGATCTGTACAAACATATACATAGTCTGTAGAATTCTCATGATTATCTGCATCAGCATCGATTATTACTCCATCCAAATTAGTCCAAATATCTCCAAACGGATTATCAAATCCTCTCCATCTATTTACAGTAATAGACTGTGAAGGATATTCAGCTACGATAGAATCTACTACACTATCGCAAATTACGGTGATATTACAATCTCCAGTAAAGTTAGCATACAAACTACGAGTTTGAGCACCATTAGTACCCCAATCCATAGTAATTTGCCCGTCGGTAGTTACAGTTTGAGTGGTTTGTCCTGAACATTCAAAACGTAATTCCTGTCCATTTTGTAATCCACTAATCGTATATATAGCAACACCTGAAACATTACCAGATCTACAATATAATATTTGACCCACATTATTTACATGTGTAATTGTTAATGTAGGATTACCTTTACTCATAGTAGCTCTATCCAGGTTATTATTCCCAGAACGATACGTTTGAGTAATCCAAGATCCCCAATTCTTAGTTGGAGTAACTTTCATATCAAATGCTGCAAGTACCTGAGGTTCTACGCCAGGATTACCACCTAAACTATCGAGATAACCACAAGGAGTTAATGGGAAAAGTGAGTTATATCCAGCCCATACATTGTAGTTCATGGTCGTTACGCCATTTCCTAATCCTCCAGTACGATATCCGTTATCATCTAATGACGAACTGAATGTAGCTTGACTATTAAAGTTAGCATACTCAACTACATACAACCAATAGAATATGTTTTTATATTCCTCGTACGTAAGTAAGTGAGAATTATCATTAGCTGCATAACCCCTCATTGTGGCTCTACTTAAGTTAGTTCTAGGCTTACCAAGTTGAGTTCTACGAGGATCGTTTTCAAGATATTGGTCAAAACTACTATTATTATTTCCACCCCTACAATACGAATTAACATTAGCTATAGATACTGCAGTATTTACAGGTAAAGTACTTAACCAACCCATATTTTCAGGTACAGTATTTAATACAGTACATCTGTAAGCGTCTATTAATACTGGCTGTTGATAATGATATGTACTATCTATTTGACTTGTAGACAACAATACTTGACAAATATTACCAGTTTGTGTAGATTTATAATAGAACCCAGGGACATATACTCTTACAGATCCGTCGTATCCATTTCTTACAGATCCAAGTTCGCAACTATACTGTCCCGTATGTAAAGTACCAGTATACTCATTAGGAACTAATGTAGCAGTCTGTGTTTCTGTATCTATACTATCTATTTGAATTTTGATATCATTTATCTTAATCCACTACTTTTCGTACTGTTTTGTAGCAAATATAGGATCATTGATAGTAATAATATCGTTTTCTTGAGTCAGGGAAACAGTTATAGGTGCATCAGGAGTCCTCTTGAATCTCCAGTCTTCATCATCGAGTCTATACCTAATTGTAGATCCTTGGCATATACATCCATACATTCCGGATTGTATCGGCAACGATTTATGCAAAGATGTATTACCAATTCTAGTTAATACTGGATCAGATACTGTAGTATCCCACTGTACACCGTAAGCTAACAAATCATCCGTAGATACTTCTATATTTGAAAGATTCTCCCATTTAGCAGTGCCTTCAGAATCCCATGCAAGAATATTGTTAGGAGCACCACCAGAAGGTATATGCCTCAATCCACTAGTCATATTCTGTAGATGGGTATCCAATGGTTGAGCTATTTCCTGCAATGCACTTTCTACGTTATTACCTGAGAAATAACCTAATGTATCTTTTACAGTTATGTGTTCAGCATCTAAAGCTATGTCTCCAGAGCCAATAATACTTTGGCCGTTTACAGTCTTAAATGTAGGAGTACCAGCAAGATCACTATATTCAAAAGGACATGTCGCCCTGAGTGTACTACCAGTATTAGACCTTAATTGCAATTCAAATTGTCCAGCACTATAGGCAAAGTCACTTGCTGTATAGTAAGTATTAATATCACCAATTCCAAATATTGATTGTCTATTTATAGTCTTAACTGGAATATAAGTAGTGATCTGATTACTTCCTAAAGATTCAGTATAAATTCCGATCCAGTCTCCAGGCGGCTACTTTGTGTCGTCGTAGAATATCACATCAGGCCCACTGCCGTACGCCATTTCTATACTATTGGCATCTACAGCAGTACCGGCATATGTTTTAATTTTACCCCACAGATATTCCAACCCTGTTTGATCTAAATAATTCATAATTCTATAAAGTTAAAATTAAACACATATTTCATCTATTGTCTGATTAGATATAGAGGTTATAGTCTATAACGATCCGTCAGAAGCGAAGAATTTGTTTGAATCTCCGTCTGTATCTACAGTAATATATCCTCTTTCTGGAGTATTCACAAAATTTAATCCAAATTCTACACCTAGAACTATTGTTTCATTGTCGTTTTTATCTGTTATAGATATACTACCCTAATCGGAACTGTCGACGCCAATATAAACACTACTGTTTTCATTTGCAGACGATGCTTTAACACAAAGCTCTCCATTAAGGGTTCCGCCAGCCAAAGGTAAATATTTATCAAATTCGGATTCAAATTCATCTCCAGTCATCAAACCATCCAACTTAGTTTTGTCCGTCGCACTCATGAGACCAGCAGCACCAGTAGTAGCTGAAGGAAGCTCGAAGTTTTGGGCAGCAGGACTACCATAATTAATTCCAGACTTAGTTGCCCGATTAACATTGATAGTTATGCTATCGCCATCTATTGTTCCTCTAGAAACCGAAGAAATCAATGTACTGGGTAAACTATTAATAGCATCTCTGTTAGCCTTACCTTTATCACCAGCATAAGCTGTAGAACTTGTCTCACCGAGGGCAAGAGATTTGCTTATCTCAACATAAGCACTTCCAGACCATCTGTATGTAAGATTAGTATCTTTTGCTATATATATCTTGCCTTCCTCTCCAGTCCCAGGAAATGCAGATTTATTATCGTATTCAAGTACATCATCAACATATGAAGGCAACTGTGAGGACGGAACTTTACCACTAGAGTCCAATTCTGCAATTCCGTTAGGTTGTCCTTTTTGATTTTCAATATCAGCAGATTTGGCATATAATTCAGCATTTATGACATCTTGCATCTTATTTTGGGTTGTATCCCAAATCTGTTCAGCTCCAGCGATTATCTTATCTACTGTATTATTATACAGTTTTCCATATATATTAATATTTGCCATATAAATATTCCTCCTAATATTAAGATATTACTATATTAACAGTACCTGCATTAAATTGACTTGAACTTCTATAGCATTTATAATTTTCCTTTCCTGTTACAGCTACTGTGCTAGGAGACTCCATAGGAACATCAAATCCTGAAGAAGTTACCTTATTTATATTCATACTGGAAGGGATACACAACCACATATAATTACCTTGTGCAACATTCACATTATAAGTACCATTCGGACTAGTCTTTAAGGACTGCTTTGTCATGGCTAATATTTTAGAAGAATCTAAGGTAATAGCGGCATTACCGCCAAAATACATTGGATATACAGCAGTAACCTTGCCACTTACTGTTTTTGAGACATTGGTAATAAATGTCACATCCATAGTATAAGTAGTAGTATCATTTACCGTATCATCAATACTACCATTGGGTGTTGTGCTAAGCGAACTATCTCCCTTTTTAAGGTTTACAGAAAGAGGAGTATATGTAGCACCTGAGAATGTTACAGTATTTTTTACTGCAACTTTAGTAGACACCCCTTTTTCAATAATACTAGGTGAAACAGATACTGAGGCACTTCCGTGTGCTTGAAACACTTTCTCATTTATAGGTGTAACTTCATCTGTTACATGTTGCTTAATCTTATCCCAAAAATAAGCAAGACCTGTTTGATCTAAATAATTCATATCATTTATTATTTACAAATTTCGTCAATAGTCGAATTCTAAATAGGTTGTACTTCGCTAATCCAAGTATTAATTTCAGTTATATCGCCGTCTACTGCTCTATTAATATCATCTTGGAACATGCCTTCTTTATAGGTTTCGTCATACAGCTGTTCTGCACTCGCAACAATTCCGTCTGTAGTTATCGAAGCCACACGACCTAATACTTTTACATCTTTATTAGTTATTTCCATAATATTAAACTTCAACAGTTAAATCAAAATCAATAGCTATTAATGGATTAGGACAACGATAACAATAATAACTATCACCAAGCATCTGTGCGTCGTCCAATGGTACATCCAATAATTTACAATTTACATCCTTAATGGGCTCTTTGCTTATCAACCACAAATAATAGCCATTGTTGAAATTCTCAACATGATGGTTACCAGCCATTTGTGACACGCTTTGGAATAATTGTCTACCCTCTCCATCTTGAGCTTCAAAATCAAGATCGAAAGCGTTTTCTTTATCTGAGAACCCAATATATTCTTTTGCATTAGCGTTATTTATATGTACAGTAATAGAAGCTGTTGCCTCCGACGATTCGTCTTTTACTGTAATTACAGCTACTTTATTATAGTCATAATCGTTAATTATCAATTGACCTGCATAGGTTACGTCTACTATAGGATCGTCAGATGAAAATGTAAGTTTGTTAGATTGCCACATATCGTAACGATATTTAACTACACTGCCATTTTCCATCACCGCATACAGATCGTACAGATTAGATCTGGTGTCGTATTCGCCTAATTCTAAGTCGGAATTGATATTAACAAATATGTCGCTTTTAGCAAAATACAGTCGTTTGATAGAACCTCCATTCACTTGTCCAGTATCTCCGTCTATTATTATATTACCGTCTAAACCACTCTCGTCGTCTACAAGATTAAATAATGTACCGTAATCTATTGTATATGTATGCAGATTGTTTCTACCCCATCCTGAGTCATAAACTACAAGTACGACAACTAATTTGTATGGACCGCATATTGATTGCTCACATGCGGGAAAATAGGCAGAAGCTTTATTATCTTCTTCTTCAAGTACAGATGGAGCTAAAAACGTAGGTACATCTAATTTGCCAGGTTTCATTATCGGACCACACGGATGACAGCAATCATCTACAAATTTATCTGGTACAATACCGAATCCATTGTAGTAAGGCCAAATATGGGCATCGTTAAATCCAGGACAGAATGTAGCGTAATCACGCTTACGATAAGGTTTTACGTGATAGTGATGTGGACCACATCCGTGTATGGTATATTTAGAAGGAGTATAGAATTGGGGGAACGGTTCTCTTGGAAATCTTTTGATAATTTCGCAATCGTTTTTATGACTTTCAAAAGCTGTATTTACTAAATAACAACGCATCTACTTAACATTTACTCTATCAAATCCATATGGACCACGAATAGTAAATTTTATTTTGATGTCGTTTCCAATTCTTATATTCATATTTATAAACGTTTATAAACACAAAAGGGGAGGACATTACGTCCGTCCCCCATTATGCCAATTAATATTAGAAATTAAAGTGCACCGTAAGCAGTGTCTTCTACTATTCCGTTATCTGACGGAGTACCAGCAAAATCTGCAAGAGCAGTTTTCAATGCTTCAAGAGTGCCAGTAACGTCATATATTTCAAGCGTCTGCTTCGTCTTACGGAACAGATCGTCAGCTGAACGATACATATTCTCAAACTCAAGAGTAAGACCGTCATAGTGAGCGTTAATGTCCGTAACCATATCCGGCTTGATAATAGGCCACGTACCCTCACCACGGTTAAGAATGCCCTGATAACCCATAGCCTGAGACTCACGATCGCGTACAAGCTTACCGTCGGTCTGGCACCAGTCTGCAGGATTCTTAGTTATAGTAGCACCCTGAATAGAGTACTTGTTCTTAGATGCGAATGCGGGAGCCTCAGGATCAGTCCAGTAGATATTAGCACTGAAACGAACCTTATTAGCCCAGTTAATCGTATCGTTCTTATCATCATCTGTATAAGGCATAGCCGTAAGAGTAACGACACCAGCAGCAGCCTGTGCAGTTACACGAGCACGCTTGTACTGAGTATTGATCTGCATTGCGATATTCTCAGCAATAGATTCAGCGTCATCACCGATCTTCGTAACGTACTCATAAGACTCTGTCCACTTACGATAACGAGTAGGCAGATCTTTAAATGTCAACCTAACAACGATACGCTTATTACCTTTAGCAAACTCGGCAATCAGAGATGCGTCGGTATTTGTAAAGTCAATCTTTACAGATTCCTCAGAGCTCTGGAACCACTTGCTAAAATGGAACGACTTAATGTCATCCTTATTAATTACGTTAGACCATTTTACGATAGGCTTGTATTCAACCGTACCATCCTTCTTACGACAAGGAAGGTTCTTGTTTGTAACAATACCAATCTTGATCTTCTTTGTATTCTCGTCAATAGCGTATGCATTAGCCGCATCCTGATCGAGATTCATTATAACATATCTATAAGCATCTGCCGACGGAGTTCTCACATCCGTAGCATTTGCGGGAGCTGCACTACACAACTCACCTACGCCCGTACCTACGAGCACTGTATTTACGTATGTAATCATATTGTTTAAATTTTTTTCTACTCACCCTATCAACTAAGGCCGAACCTAATCGGCTGGGCTTTCCACGTTAAAAATTATTCTTGTGTTAATACTTCATTTGAGATAGTCTTATAACGTTCACCAGCTTGATTTTCAATATACATCTAAGCTGCGATTTTGATTATCTCGTATAATACAACATCAGTAAATTCCGTATATTCTGCATACGGATTATCTAATGTTATTTCTGCAGGAACCCTAAGATACCCCAATGTGTATTGATGAATCTTATAGTTCTTGTCTGTTAATAATCTGCATCCTTTAGAATCTCTTATTCTGAGAGGTCTAGCTCTACGAAAACGGTAATGAAAATCTGTCAAACTGTTGTTTATACGATACATAAAACTATCCTGTGTACATTCAAATACACATGTATCCATTTTATGTTCGCCATTATTGTCAGATATTATTACATCTTCATTTAATGCAAATAAAAAGTCTTCTGGATATTTAATAACATATTCGTCATAATTAGGCTACACGTTTTGATAAATCATGTCCGACTTGGTATAAACCGTAGACTTGAATAATTTGATCAAATCCTGTCTACGTTTTTCGGTTTGCTCATACGACAAATTATGTACAGGATCACCACCGAAACGCTATTTTACAAATTTAGCCACAGCCTAGTTCAACCAGAATAAAGAATCGTCAGTAGCTGGTTTATTAACAGTATCGTTTATTTGATTTATTTCTGTCTCAAATGAGGCTAATATATCAATATATCTCATTTATCTTCGTTGTTAGATTTTGGTTTCTATGATAATGCAAATTTGTAATTTGTAATGTACATTTGCACGGCACCTTCCACTAATTCCTAAAAACACGAAAATGGTAATTCACAATAGCTGTGTACAGCTCCTTTTGAATCATCTTTATCGTTATAATTCAGTATATTAAATCGATATGGCTATCTGCAATATACTAAATCTACGGCATCAATGTGGGTATATTTATCGTGTATTACTTTTAGATAATCACTACCTGTTAATGTACTTTCCAGAACAACCATAGGTGTACGAATTATACCACCTGAATTATAAAATGAACCTACTACACTTGGAACATCAATTTGTCTGATTATGGCATTTGGGGTATGCATAAACTTCTCAGTTTTTACTTGATGTTTGTATGTTTTGTCTAATATACTATTTGATCTAATATATAAATAATAATCTGTAGGCAAATAAAATATATCAGAGTAATCGTCCGCATCCGGTTGTCTTTCAGGAACAGCTAAACGTTTATGTTTGATTAAACTTTTTATTGTGTCATTAATTTTATTTGCAGATTTAGAACCTCTTTCTGTTTGATCTTCTAATAAGAACAAGTCATTAACATATTTCTACTAATACTCACTTAAGAATGAGTATATAGTATCGGTATCTAATTTTCCGTCAAATTCAAATTCAGGATATACCTCAATTAATCTGCGTTCAAATTCGATACCTAATTGTCTTGTCTGTTCTGCTGTCATGATTCAAGAGGTCTTGTTTGTACTTCTGCTGTTAATCTCGGATTTTCTACAATCTTAGTAGATAATAATATAGCCAAGTTAATTAACTCTTCAGCCATGGTGTCGTTTAACTAAAACGTAGAGGTTTCTGAGAAATCAGCATTTCCGTTTTCTAATGCAAATTTATTTGGCTTTTGTATGTAAGTAAGTATTAGTCTTGTGGGAGCTTGATATGCAAACGAATCGTATAATACATAAAATTTATCACCTTCAATGTACAATACTGGATGCATGATCCATGGTAAATTAGTAGCTGTATTCATAAAGCTCTAAGCTACCTCATGTGTGACTAATTCCACATTTGCACTATTGTGAGCTTTATTATCTACAGACTATACAAAGTCCATCAAGTCCACATTACTATTTACATAATATAACATACTATCGGGTATTTCAAAGTCTACTTCATTACTTGCATTTAAAATGTTTTGTGAAGAAGACGCATTTATTGCGATAGTATTGATCAATGGTCTGACGTCCTCAATAGCTTTATTATCACTCTCAAATAAAGCTTGCCGAGGATTATTACCAGTTAATTTCTAAGCCAGCAATGCTAAATAAGCCTTATCTAACAAAGTGGCTATTTCATATTCAGTTAACGACGGATATGACGATGTGATATCTGCTTTGTCATATTCAATCATAAACTTAGTATAAATGTCTTTATGCGTCATATCCTTAATATTTATTATTTGCTCTCTATCTGATTTATGATAGATAGTTTCAAATCTTGATTCTTCTTTGCGTCAAGATATGCAATTGCATCTTGTTTAGAGTCTGCAAATAGTTCAGAACCATAATAGTACTGCGTACGATCCTTGCGGATAATGCCTTTTGCGATAGCTTCCTCCAACAAGAAATCTGTATCCTTCTGCTTGTTGTTTACCCATTTCTTGAAAAAGTCTCCCGGATGTTTATCAACGAGATTAAACAAAGTAGACTCAACAAGCTCGTTAGAAAGATTATCAGCTTTAACACCCCAAATACGCAGACATTTACGCATCTGATCGAGGGTGAGTTTATCAAACTCTTTAATTGCATCTCTACGCTGTTTATTAATTCTATTCTGTTCAATTGCCTCTGCCTGCCTATTAATCAATAGATAATCCTTACCAGCATCGAGCTTATCAAGCGACGTAGACACTCTTTTGTGCCCACTGAGGAACTTGATTATCATTGCCTGACGAGGATACTGATCATCTAAAATTAAGGCTCTAGAGCCAACTTTAACACTAAATGTCTTCCAAAAATCTGATGATTTAGAAAGAGTACCTTCGGGGTAACCCAAAGCCTATTCAAAATATTTTTCATCCTCGGGTGTTAAACCCGTATATATCGACCCAGACCGAGTGAAGTAAGGGGCTATATAGTCGAAACACGACTTATATTTAATAATACCGGCCCAGGGATTTTTTCTCTTAATCTTTAATTCAACTACCATAATTATAAAATTAGTAAGTCGTAATGTCGGTCGCTGGGGCAATTAACCCCAGCTCGAACATTATAATATATTATTATATGTTACTACTTATTAGGCAGCAACATTGATTGAATCGAAATCGTTCGCAAGGTCCGTATCCTCTGCATCGCAGTACAGAATACCGCAAGACAACGGGTTACGCAGCATTATACCCTCCTCACCGAGGAAGTGTACCTGATAACCATCACGGCTGTTAGACCTAAGCGTGTTGATGCTGTTACTATAACCACTCGGGATTACAGAACCACCAGTACACCACTGAACGAACTCACGACCACGGCGACATACCTTAACGATATTAGCCTGACCGTCACGCTGACCGAGATCAACGAACAAGAACGTATATGACATCAGAGGTTTACCTGTAATCGGGTGAAGTGTACGGAACATCTCCATGTTATCAAACAATGCACAACGCTTAACTGTCAACTCAATACCGTTAGTCATCTTATACGTAGTAAACTGACCACCGAGAGTCAACTCCTGACCAGAGCCTGTTATAAACTTCGTATCGATCAGAGTAAAACCTGCAGCCTTCTCACGAAGTACACGATCGAATTCCCTTATACCCATCTCTCCAGTCAGAGCAATAAATTTACGCTCATTAGTACCAATCAAGTTGTAGCAGAGATCGAACAGGTAGTCCTCAAGAAGCTCTGCAGTAAGCGTAGTATAGTAACGTACGTTAGCGGGGCTAATCTGCTCGAACAAACCTGCACTTACAGGTACGGGTCTTCCGTTAGTTCCCTTGAGAGCATACGTACCATCAGCAAGCCTATTAGACTTAGCGAACAGCATGAACTTCTCCTCACGACGCTTCCACTCACGGAGTGCCAACCAATACTGATACTCAGACCAGAGATATGAAGTCTTACCCGTCTCAGGATCCTTCAGTGCGATAGCCAATACTGTAGAGTAAGCATCACCAGTGATATCGTAAGACAGACGCAACGTAGTAAGACAGTTACGCATCTTAAACGGCGTCTGATAGTTGATGATATCAGCCTCATCGCTGTACTCTTCGTAAGCGCTACCTACACGGCTTACCTGACGACCGGGGAGCAAGTACTCAACAGGAATGTAAGAACCTGCGAAACCATCAGCTACATAGCACTCATATACCCAAGTAGAGCCATCCTGATAAGGCATACCGTTTACACGTACCTGGAAATTAATGTTGTCGAACGAAAGTATTGCACCTGGACCGAAGTAACGATCTTCCAAACCAAGATAAATAGGAGTACCGTTGATACCTGGAGTTTCAGTCTCAACATCAGCTATTTTCAGCTCCTTACCATTGTACTTAGCCCAACGAATATTGATAGCACGCTCCTCATCGATCATTACGCTCCACTCATATTCGCGGTTGTCGATAATCATAGTTTTACCAAGACCGCCAGTAATCAGATCGATTGCGGTCGAAACGCCATCATCCTTAGTACCGAATACCAATGACAGCAAACCTGCTACTTCATGAGGTCTTGTCAGAAGTGCATTTGAAAGCATATTCTCATCAACCAAATCAGAGAAACGACGTCCACGATAAAGTTGAAGATTATTTAAAAGTGTATTCATATTTTAATTTAAATTAAAATTATCAGTGATACCACATAGACGCAATGTCGGCAACTGAACGTTTCTTGTCATCTATATTATAAGTCGAATGATTTTTCTGAGAATGCCTTAGCATTTGCCTCAGTTTATTAGCGGCAGTTGTTTGACCATTTTTAGTAGCTTCACTAATCAACGCATCACCTTTCATTGTAAAGTAAGCAGATTCGATTAAATTATTAACCATATTTTTATTAAAATCTTTTTGGTACTATGTTTGACCAGTAGCGTCTACTTTAGTGATGTAGTCAAACAATAGTTTTCGGTCTTCTTTAGGAATATTGACACCACGAATGGTTTTTAAATTCGTAATTGTACTATTTAAGCTATTTACAAATTCCATAGCTTGTTGTTCTTGCTGCATACGATATTGTTCTTGAGCTTTCTGTTGCTGTTCGATTTGCTGCTGTTTATATATTTTAAGCCTTTCGATAGCATCAGATGCTTCGTCCTCAAGTACACCAGCATCTTCGTAGCGTTCAATTTTCCTATTAATTTGTTCTTCTGTATAACCAGATAACCTTAGATAATCCTTAACTGCCAATTTCTGATTATCTTCATCTTCTATGTCGAGTTTTTCGTATTGTATATCCTGAGACATATTATTGTAGAAATCGTCAAAATTACCACCATTACGTACATACTCGTCGAGACGAGCTATACGTTCATCAGAATATTGTGGTTTTGAATTTTCTTCTACTGCATCTTGTATATACTCAATTAAACCGTCTATAGAAGTTGGTTTTTCATCGTCGTCTACCTCCCAACCTAACTCTTCTGCGAAAGCATCAAAGAAAGCTCCAACTTGGGCAGCCTCATTTGCATCTCCGTTTGGATCATCGTTCAGATCGTCTACGTCATCGCCGTCGTTATTGTTGTTGATATCATCTGTAGATGCGGGTGGTTCATTACCTGTAGGAGGTAAGTTTACGTCATCTCCAAGTCCGTCTACAGATTTATCATCGTTCTTTGGGGGTTCGTTTCCATCCACTGGCGGTTCGTTACCGTCAGGATTACCTATATTGTCATCACCTTGCACAATCGTAGTATCTGGATTATCAAGACCTAAATCGTCAAGATTTACGATACTCTCTCCACCTTCAGGATTAGTCAAACCAAGACTATTGAAGGCGTTATCAAATGCAGTGCTATTTTTCTTTCTAGCCATAATATATTATAATTAATGTTTCCATTTTCTCGCGTTTAAAGCAAAGATCGCCATTTTCTTTTGCGCCGGCGTTCCGTGTTCCTTAAACCAGCTCGCAGACTTTCCAGTCCGCTTCTTTAGCGCTGTAAATTTACCTCTATTCTTTTTCTTAATATGTATACCGGAATCCTTACCTTTATTATAGTTTACAGAATTATCTACTCCGAAAAATTGAGGAAACGCCGGAGATGAATATTTATAATTCTTTGCAAAATCAATCGCGTCATTTGGATTATTAAATCTAAAACTTTGATTCTGCACCATCCATTCAGGCAATACTTCCCAAGGATTTGGAATATACATTAGTTCTCCTCCAATATTCATTACAGAAGGAGTAGCATCATTACCGTAAGAACCAAGAACAATATTAGAACGATCACCTTGTCCGAATGCTGGAATATATCTATCGTCTTCTCCAGTCATGCGTTTGGCTGTAGGATTTCCGAGCATAGATTGGGTAAGTATGTAATCGTAATATCTATGATCATCTTTACCCGTATTAGCATAATAGACATCATCGTTAGATATCGGATTATATGCTATTTCGTTTAGCATGTCTTTTAATTTTCCGTTTTTAAAATTAAGGTTATGCTTCTGTATTAATTTTTGATTAGCTTTAATCCAATTATCATCAACTTTTTGCTTCGGAGATAACTTAGAATCATATCTCAACTACATCATTCTGGCATATATTTCGTCAGGAGAGGATAGGTATTCAGCATCCTGCTTAGAATAACCAGTATTATCAAAATATTTGGAATATTTTTTTCTAATTACTTCCTCCTAAGGAGTATTTTCGCGGTATGGTAAAATTTTGCTACCTCTCACCTTTCCGAGAGTATGTGTTGATTCATGCACTCTAACGCTCGGGTCTGTTTGCTATACATTAGTTTCGTCATTTTCTGGATTATAAAATATCAAGTTGTTATTATAAGTTTTACCTGCTATTTTATCTATATCCCATCTAATTTGTTGTAGCATTGACACTGCGTCTCTACCCGGAAATACTTTTTCAGCATCATCGGTGACAATTGCTCTACTTCTATTAAGATTATTTAATTGATCCTATAGTATTTCTTTAGTAGTAGTATACCCTTTCGGATCACCTTGTGCAGCATCAATTAAAGCATTTATAGGGCGTGGTCCTCCATAAGAATTGCTTGAAAAAATACCAGAAGAATCCAAATAATTATTTCTAAGTTGCTACTAACGATTGTTTAGCCAATTAGTTATCCAATTTATAATAGCTGGATCTTTTTGAACCTAATCTTTACCTTTACGATAACCAAGATCAAATTTGATAGTATTTAAATCATCCTTTCCAGTATCAAATTCACCCAACTCATTTTTCTTACGTCTCTACAGACGAGCGGGACTTTTAAGAATTTGATCTTTTCCACGAGCAAAAGAAGGCATATCAGTAGAAGTAGAGGGTTTACGTGCCTTATGAGGTTTTACTATCTTTTTCATAATTATTTCTCTCCTGCAACTTTATTCTTCAGAGCTGTGCGAGCTTTGACTCTTTCTCTTTCAAGAGCCGCGTCATCTTTCTATTTTTGTAATGCCGTTTCATGCTTCATCTTTTCACGCTCCAAAGCAATCTTCTGTTCTTCAATGTTCTTCTTTTGTTCAGATTCATATCGCTTAGTATATGCATCCTCACGTATCTTCATCTACTGGGTAGCATCCTTGGCCATTTCAGCAGGATCAGGTATACCATTCTGGTTAATATCCCTCTCTTCAGTACCACGATATGTACTAATCTCGGCTACAGCAATCTTAGTTGCGTTATCCTGATCAATCTTGTATCTCTCAAGATCTAATTCAGCTTCCTTAAGTGCAAGCTCTTGCTGTTTAGCTTGATTCTGCATTTCTTGTATTTGTACAGCCTGATCTTGTTGAGCTTGTTGCTGTTGTTGCACAAGTTGCTCTTGTCTGGTTTGCATATCCTTAAGCTTCTGTTTGAGCATATTAAAGTTATCATTAGTTAATATCTCAGCAGCCTCAAGCAGTGATGCACCATTCTGCATAGCAGGTTGTATAAGCTGTTGTAGCTTCTATATGTTTTCAAGATCCTTAGATGTGTCACTTACGAACACATCCATATCTTCATAATAGAAGTCTTTAGTAATATTCAAGAATGCACGTTCGCCATTATCAAATACATACTGAAGTTTATTTTTACCAGTATCCTACCATGCACCTTTAGCTGTATTTAACAACATGTTCAGTACATGTCTCTTACATTGATTGTGTACCCAAAATAGAGGTTCCGTTATGTGTGATGATTGTACAACACTACGTTCTACATTACCTACTAACTCAGATGTACTAATAGCACCTTGACGTTGTTCAGTAATACCTGTAATGGTACCAGCTAATTGTTCTATCTTATCCATCAATTGAATATACTCAGCTATCACGTTACTCATTGTAAGATCAAGCGAAGTAATCTGATTGAATTGTGCAGGTTTACCGCCTTCACGGCCAGGTACATTCCAAGATTCATCATAAGGATTAATAAAGTTAACACCTACAGAAGATAAGTAATGTAACCACCTGTCTACAGTAATACCCATGGATTTAGGTATCTGTGTAACATCCATATTGACTACCTTACCTTTATCCCTAGCTATAGCTAACTCTAACCTATACCATAACACTATATACATGTACTGCAACGGTTTAAGTATGCTTACCAAAGAACGTGGTTTACTATTGGTAGCGCTATATACAGCGCCACAATATGGTAGCTTTTGACTATTTGGATTATCGAGACTTACGTGTTGATATTCTATAGGTTGCATACCAAAATAAAGATCTTGACCACACCTATAACCTTCCCACACCTCAACTATCCAATCTGGTTCTACACTTATTTCTGTCCCTACTTTTTTGTAAGTCTCATCAACAATATCGACTTGGAGTTGACCAGATTCATCCTATGTGGTAACATAGTATATTTTTTTGAAGGATTTCCAACAACAGTGCCATACGTTGACACAGTGGTTGCTTTTCTCATCATATAACGGATTATCGTAGAAATGGAATTGTATACCTTTAAAATTATCTACGGGGTTGTGTTCTCCAAGATTAGTTGCAGGTACAGCGTTGACCATTTCCGTAAGTTTATTTAAATCTTTTTCGGTGAGTTTGTCATAATATCTATCATACACTTCCTGTATTGGCATACGCATACGCCTACAACACCAAGCTCCATCTTCGATAAACTCAAGATCTGGACTTTTGTCGAATGAGAAATACATCGGATTTACTCTTTCCATAAATGGTTCTGAGTTAAGTATTCCTACATAATATATTTCCCTACCTCCGATCAATCCGTCTTTCCAACCTTTGATAAATTCGTTATCAATATTAAGCTTTTCTCGTAGATAAGTAAGTGTATGATACGCAGTGTTTTCTACTACGTCCTTATAGTCTTTATCCATATACTTAGCTATTTGTTCTGGTGGCATTATTTCACCATTAGCTAACTATTGTTGAAACTATTGTTGTTCTTCAGGACCCATTTGAGACATTGTCTCAGCTTCTATATATTGTAAATATAGTTCTTTTTGTTTGTCCATTATGTCAGACGCAGCTTCTTGAGAAGTACGAACGACCCTAAAATTTAAAGGTCGTTTAGTTTCTTCACCAATAAGCAAGTCAATTTTAGGTCTAATGATATTGAAGTCCTAAGGTGTAGCAGGAAACCCATCTTCAACTTTAAAAGGATTTGTAATTTTCTTAAAATCCTTTTCGTCAAAGATGCTATTGTATAAATTATAATAGGTCTATAACTCACCAAATGCACTATATGTCTGTCCCCCAGAAACAATATTGCCTTCTCCTATTATAAAATTTACACAATCTTTTTGCCATTGTTCAGTCTTTTTCGATAGCGGTAGTTTTTGCTAGGGGAACCTCGAATGATACAAACTATCTTCTATCATATTTAAAATGTAAATATAGGTACATCATCTTCTTGAAGGGTTTCACTCCACCATTGACTGCCAAATAACGGCATATCAAATAATTGTACCTGTTTGTTTTCATCTTTATTGGCTTGTACTTTTACTTGGTACAGCTCTTCTCTAAATATCATAACCATGCATAATGCTATTACACGGTCTACATTTCGTTCACCATTATTCATTATTAATTCTTCTAACAATGGCTCGCTATATATTCTTTCGAGATTTGGATGCCCTGGTTCGTATTCTTCTCGCAGCCAGTCATTTATTTTTTCTTCGGCGAACAATCGAACCTATTTAGTCATATGACACCCTTTCTTACGATTCACTTTAGAATCTCTAAATATCTGTGCTATTACTTTATCGGGTTGATCCGCTAATAAGTAATCACAATGTTTGTTTACAAAATACTGATAGATACCTAATTTTTCATTCTCGTATAAACAACGAGCGTTATAGAATGTAAGTAATTTACGCACATTTTCGTAGTATTCATCTGCTGTATTAGGTCTGCCTGAATATTCAGCTACTATTACATCAGTCCATGCTTCTCCAGCTTTAAATCGCTTAAATATAATCGTAGAGCCTAAAGAGTTAGTTCCAGATTCATTCTGGTCGTAAGGGTCGTTACCAGCTATATATAGTCCATACGGAGGATCTGTAACAGGGTACTCCCATATCACTATAGAACCTTCAGGTTTTTCTCCGTTCTTTAACGGATACGTCGTAATGTCGCCTGATTTCTTTTCTACAACTTCGACGCCACCATTACCATCCCATCGTAAGTCTACTACGTGTTTCATACTTTGTAGTTTAGTATTAGTACGTAATCTACTTAATTGATTAAGTAATAACTTACGTGGAAATATATTACCACCTAATTCAAGCATTGCTTCTGCAGGAGTTAACGGACGTTCTGCAACATATCTATCAAGTAATTGTTGGTCTCCTTTACCTTCTTGTACTATCTTTCGTTGTTTAACACATTCGCGTATGGCTATATCGCGTAGAGAGTTTCCATCCTTGTCCATGTACTTTTGATTTCCATCTTCGTCAAAACCCTCCATGTTAGCCCACTGTGGTACAAAGAATGCACATTTTGAATTTTCGTCTACATCTTCGTCCCATATATTTGGGAATTCGTAGATATTGTAAGAACTTGGATGATAGAACGCATCTTTCAAACCATCGAATGCTGCACCTTCAGTACCTCCTGTACCGTACATAATCTACATAGCACCGAATGTCGTACCGTCATCCAACTCAAGAGATGCACGAGCAATAGACCACGCTTCTTGCAGATTCTCAAATTTACCTGCTTCCTCCCATAAGAACAACTTGCCACGAGTACCACGAATACGTTCTGGATCGTTTTTAAGGGTAATGCCTATGATACTTGACTAATAACCCTGTTCAGTTTCTTTACCAAATTCATCTTTCACTTTAAATCCAGATGTACGCTCCATAGCCGTAGACTTGAGCCTTTGTTTAGCCCATGCTGTATTCTTATCTACAAAATCCATAATCTACCAGGCCTTAGTTAAAAGACCGTCTCCAATTAAGAACTTCTATTCAGAAGCTATTGCAAAGTTTTTAGAACCTGGTATAAACTCATAATTACGTACAAGCATTGATGCGCCTTTAAACGAATAACCCTTTTTACGTGCTTTCATTACGGCCATATGCTGTCCTACAAGTTCTGCATCTTCTATGCCATAAAAGTAATAAGCGTCATAATCCCAGAACGATGGAAAACCAAATGAACGTTCTCGTTTTTGTCTTTTTACTCCATATCTATCAATATAATCTTTTACCTTTACGGTATATATTGGGGAATAATTCAAATAGAAGTAATGGTAGCCTGTGATATATTCCCCATCTTCAGCAGTATACCCATTAAGACATCTATCTGTCTCCTAGTCCCAATATTTTACATAATCAGATGTACCTCTCGGAGCATCGGTATATGTACCATGTTGTAAGAAATGTAATGCTGCTTGTCTAAATTTATCTGTATTGTGAAATTTTTGTTTAAAGTCTACCATGTTGATTAATCATTTAAAGACTACTTTGGCATTTCGTAAAGACCGACGATACCACCGCCTTTTACTTTGCCTGAGTCTAATTGTTCCGCCTTGGCTTGTTTCATGGCTATATCTAACGATTTAACTATATTGCCTACGTCTTTTAATATACGAGTAACTTTAATCGCTGTATCTATATCCATCTCGCCAGTAGAATACTCATTTAACGCCTAAATAAGGCCCTCTGCCGCGTTTCTTGAGGCTCCTAATAATCTTGTACTAGGAGTCTCCTAAAACTCGTTAAATCGCTTTATAAGCTCTTTTACGTCCGCGTCAGGTTCATAATTAGTACCAAATACATCTTGTGCTACTCTCTACGGTCTTTCGTTTTCTGGATATGCTTCATATGGACTGTTCCATTTATATGTCCATATTACATATTCTAATTGTTTCTTAGCTAAATTCTTATCTTTAGCGCTATTTATAAAATCCCTAAATGGAGGTATCGCAAGATCTTCAGTACTAAATACTATTTTACTTCCTTTTATATCAAACATATTAAGAAGCATGTGAAATTATAGGAGCATAATATTCTCCGCCATCATAAATAAGTAATAACTATACAGCATCTCCAGGTGCAATAGTTATACTATCTACATCCTTTGTAGATCCGTTGCGCAATTTAGGAAAATCGGATGGAGTATCAGTAATTCCACCTCTAGCGGTCAATGTGATATTGCCAATACTAATCAAAGATACTAATGTCAATGGCGCAATAAATGTATCTGAAGAACCTAATCCCAATGCCTGTCGTACTTCAGACAAACGTGGTAAACATGCTACACCGGCTGTTCCAGCTGTACTCTTATACAAAACTTGTACACACCCGTCAGAATAATTAATGATTGTGGCAGAGCTGGATATTCCTGGAGTATGTCTATGATATTTATATCCTACTATATAGCCATTTAATGCACAATTTCCAGTTCCTACGATTGCAAAATTATTTACAGTAGATCCCGTTGCTTTAAGATATAATGCTACGTTTGCACGAATGTCTGAAAGCTCATTGCTATTATTTTCAAATCTACCAGTAACGTTCATTGTTCCAGAAGTTACCGGCCATACATTCTATCCTATACCAACAAACGTCTTTACAGTATCGTTACGTAAAATTATTCCAGCATCGTTATCAAAACCTTCGTTAGTGAGATCATTTCCTGAAATCTTAAATCCTGCTATTTTACCGCCTACAACTTCTACATTACTAATTTTAGCAGTATTGTCTTCTACCCATAATACATTATTACTGCTTCCATCTTGTATAGCAACTTGGTCGGCATATATCTTTACAGAACCCTCTCCTTCTTCGCTACTGGTAATATCTATACCAGCTACACGTAATCCTTCATAAACAGCAGAAAGCGTCAGTCCTCCCGGTGATTGTTCTATTTCACTTAATCGGTCATCAAGACCACTTACTGTAGAATTTATTCCATTTACAGTTATTTGTATTTGAGAGTAATCGCTTTCCAAACCTTCGACTCTTGCTGTAATAGACGATGCATCTTGTTTTATTTGAGAATAACCTTCCTCAAGATTTACAAATCTACTTACCCAATGATCCGCAGTTACTTCCCAAAATGATGTAGCTCCAGTTATAGTTAAATCTACAGCCATTGTGTAAATATACGGATCTGTAGTGTTTGGGATATAAAATTTTATCTCAATACGACCTTTAGTAGCAGGCCAATACATCAAAGCGTTGTTGTGCGTCAATGCGGTAGGAATAGCGTTAGAACTATTTCCGAAATCTACAGAAGGATCAAAACTAAATTGAGCAGTCCAATCTTCCTCTGGGTTCGTATCTACATCTAATGTATTAGAATTAGAAATTTCCGAAGCCACAGCTTCAACCCAAATTCTGACTTTATCTGTGTTTGTATCGCTTGTATAATTTACAGCATCATGAATTAATTCTCCGTTTTTATATACATATATGCCAAAATCGAGAGATTGAGCGTAAAACGATTCAATTAAACCCTGATCGTCAAAATCTGTACGATATTCTCCCACACATGTGTTGGGTACAACAGAGACCTAATAACCATCCCCGATATCTGTAGCTTCTCCAGGAGGACCTTGTGGACCTTGAGGTCCTGGGTCACCAGCATCACCTTTATCTCCCTTATCGCCTTTATCGCCCCTATCACCTTTATCACCTTTTTCTACTTGTAGCATCCAGTACGTAGTATTTCCGGGAGCTATACCTTGCGTAGTACCTTCTTGATATACATTTAAATAAAGACTGCCTTGGTAACTTACACGATCCCAATAATTATAGACAGTACTCGGATTATATTCACCTCTGTCTACACATACAGGATTATAATTATCACCACTAATTAATCTAAATAAATTAGTTCTAAAAGCTACCTGCCCGGGACTAATTATACTGTTCAATACAGCGTCATTTAAATCATACGATATGACTCTACTGTACATTTTGATAGATGGAGAGTCTCCATTAGTAGCACTGATAATAATGATATTTTGACGATTTGTCTGATCATCGTCGCTATTACCAAATTGTACTATTACGTCTCCAGCTTCCGGTTCGTCAGATCCTGATGCGCAATTAGTTTTATCGAGTACAATGTAGTTTTTATTTCCGTCTTCTCCTACTTCAATTACCTGTCTCCAATAAAATTTATTAGATACTCCTTCGTATACGCCGTCTTTAATATCAAATGTCTCACAGCGAACAAGATCGTTTACTTGAAATGTATTTGTAGTGGCTGTTGTACCATCATCTGACTTCAAATAACATTTCCAACTTGTACCCTAATCTTCAACAGATTCAATTGTACCGCCTGCTGCAGATAGTACAATATTCCCATTTACGTAAGATAATTTACGTATTTCAAGTTCTTCAAATATTGCTTTATTACGTACAAGGAGATTGTCGATTTCTAAATGAGAATAAGTGTCTTTCTTATCATGAGCTTCGTTGCCAAGATAAAATCCAGTTCCGTCGATTCCAGATAAGAAATTTTCACTTAATAATTTAGGAACAGTAATACTATGAGTAGTTTCGTCATCTGTGTCTTTACGTAAATAACGTTTGTCCAATGTCGCCATATCTCCGGGAGTGAGACCTCCTTCGCCTTCACCACCACCACTTGACGCTATAGATATAGTACCATCGTCAGTAACATCTATACCAGACCCAATCTTAACACCACCAAGTCTAGTACCAGTAGCTACAGGTAATTCGTAACTACCACCTTCTTCAATGTTGGTTATTCTGTCTCCAAGATTTATAATATTCTGTTCGATATTTTGTATCGTTTCTTCGAGATTGGTTATATCTGAAGTATTTTCTTCAATCAATTTGCGTAATTGTTCTATTGTTATTCCGTATTGATTGACAAGTCTGGTTAATTCATCAATCTGATCTTGTATATCAGACAAATCGGGATTATCACCAGAACCACCCCCTGATCCAGCTAATTCCTTAATTAATAATTTTACCTCTTCTTCGGTAGTATAATAATCAGGAATTTCAGATAAAAAATTTAAATCGTTCTCAAGCTATGACACTTTAGTAGGAATATCGTCTTTATCGGCCTTGTTATCGAGCTCTATTTGCAAATTGCCGATATTGGTGTCATCTTCAGAATCTGACGAATTTAACTTTATACTGTCTAATTTCTATCTATCTTCTTCTGAAAGATGTATATCATCATTATTGATGTGCTGGTATAATTTAGCACCAACAGAACCTATTTGAACGTCATAGCTATTGTAAATTAAATGATCATTCATAGCTATTAATTTTATATACATGTATAAACACAACAAGGGGGCAACCAACTGGTTACTCCCTTATTTATACCCCCAGTTCCGGCTTAAGGGGTATCTCAGCCATTATTTTCAGGCCGCCGCTTGAGCATTTGAGGATTGATCAGCCACAGGCTCTTCAACTGAAGACTCCTGCGAAGCTTCGGTTGGCAGATCTATAGCCTTCTCCGCGCTATCCATATTTTCTGTCTGTGACCCGTTAGGGTTTGTATTTTCTGTTACATTTGTAGAGCCGAATCCCTTATTACCACGTTCAGTTTCGCTAAGCTCTTCTGTTTCTACAAATTCTACTTCAGGAAGTTTCATTATTACAAGTTGAGCAAATCTTTCACCTTCCTTATACAATGCGGGAATTACATCTGTAGTATTACGCATTACCATCATTATTTCTCCAGTATAAAGTGGGTCTATACAACCAACACAATTACTCGGTATAAGTGATGTCTGATATACCGAACTACGAGGGAAAAGCAAACCTACATAACCTTCAGGAATCTCTACTGCAATACCAGAATGATATACAAGCATTACCTGATTACAAGCATTTCTGACTGTAGTAATTGCTGCACATGTCAAATCGAAACCAGCATCTGTAGCATACGATTTAGAAGGTGCTACTGCCTTCTCTGTTAATTTTTTAAACTTAATTTCCATAATTATTTCTTATAACTTCCTATTTTTAAATATTTCCACCATGCAAAATGTTTCCTATTCTTTAAGTATTCCAGATCATTTTGATGGGAGTATGCTTCTTCTTCAAACGATACATCATGATAATCTTCATTTTGAGTCTTTCCTTTCCCGAAAATATGTATCAATAAATATTCTACGATGTACCATAAGTAAAACGGTATCCAGAGCATTTCTTTCATCTGGGCCGAATGTATTTTCTCGTGATTGATATCTATTTCTGTAACAGGATGCTTGGCATCTGATCTTACAAAAAGTATTAAACCGAGAAAGTTAAATATCTTATAACCTTTAAAAGGTATTAATTTGTTTTTCCAGACTATCATAGTGTATCAAAAATTACATAAACATCATCGCTATGCCAGAAGCTAACATTGCACCTACGCCACCATGATTAAATATATGATAGTAAAGTTTATTATTTGCTATGTCTTTCTTCTGAACTTTAATGTCTTCACACGAATCTGGATCTATTTCCCATTTCAATTTAGGAGCCATTGTCGTTGACATTGTCCAACAGAGTGCTCCAAATATAAATATAAATTCCATAATCGTTAATGTTTAATTAGTAGTCCCCGATGAAGCGATTAAGCTTAGACCGGGGTGATCTACCTCAAGCGGGTCTTCTCTCGCTGCCGACCTCTTATTCCTGCAGAGTGATTACGTTGTTGACTCAAGATAGATCTATATAATTCAAAAAGTCATTTTTTCTTTCCACAATCACAAAGACTGAAGAGATATGAGTATTTATTCACGTTAAAAATAAATGTCTCACACTCTGATTTAAGACCTGCGTATAATGGTTCATCTGGTATTGTCTGATAGAACTTAAGTGTTTCATCCAACACGTTGCAGATAAACTCCATTGGGCAAGTAATTGTACCAGGATCACCTTTAACGTCATTAGGACCGAGATGTGTACAAAGTACTCCCATTATTCCTTCTGCGACTGTATCTTGATAGTCTGACAGAATTTTAAGGAACTCGTCAAGTCTTACGTGAATGTTATTCTTTTCGGCTGCCCAGTGTAAATTCTTACACTTTGTTTTCCAGCCTTCTAATTGATTTATAAATTGTACAAACTATGGAAAAGCATTGGATGTAGACTGAGTAGTCTACTTAGGCTATACTTTAGCCACGACATTGCTTTTCATTGTACGTTTTTCTATTTTCGGCATCAATTGTATACTCATGATTTTATATTTTAAGTCAACTTTTGGTTCACAGGGGAGAGTCGAACTCCCGCCACCTTGAAAGGCGAACAACCGTATTCGACTGTGAACTCATATTAAAAATGATATTTACACTATTTTAGAGTTTTTCGTACTCCTCCAACTAGAATTTAAACTGCATCGAAATATCTATGAATATAATTGTAATATGTCTTTTTACATATACCTAATTGCTTAATTCTATCTTTTACAGAATTGTACGAATTATAAATATTCATAAATGTAGTTTTATCTATTTTGGTCTCAAATCTTCCGTTATGTAAAACCTTTTTATTTTTGTAATCGGATACTAATTTTCTAAGATCTTCTTCAGTTCTCGCAGACATGTATCGTTTTCTTATCAATCTTCCATGTTTTCGTAACTGATTTCTCGGAATATTTAGATATTTTTCTGCATAGACAGAAGATATAAACAAACGGTATAATCTGGTTTCTGCATCATATACCCAAATTTTATTTCTTCCGTCGTTTGCTATTTCTTTTGAATTGTTGGATACATGAAGTTTTTGTTCATCTGTCATTTTATATCCTAATATTCCACCATCTCCGCTTAATGTTTGGTTGTATCCAGAATTGTAGGTGTCGTACTCAGAAATATATTTAAACTCTAATTTATCGAGTTCTTTTTTAGCATTTGCAAAATCCTTAGTTTCGAGTATGCTGAGTATTTCAAAACTAAAATTATCAAGACCGTATTTAAGTATAGCCCTATATAAAGGATTATCAAAACGTTTGTGACAATATCTTTCACAATGTTTAATTAATCTTTTACGTAAATTTATACTTTGTCCTATATATTTCTTTCCGTTAATATCGTTTATAATTAGATATATTCCAGGAAATTCAGATATAGTTTTAATATTTTCTTTATTTAACTTCATGTTCTAATAATTTGTTAGGGCGGCCCGACTCGAACGGGCAATCCGGGGGTTAGGGCCCCGTCCGTTACCAATTACGATCACACCCCAATAACACGTGGGTTAACCCTCCCACGTAGCGGGACTTCTCTTATCGAGAAGATTTCTTAAAGAGTCGGCGCCACAATCTCTTGAAGAAATTGGGTTTCTTTTCTTCTACCTTCTCTACAGTGTACGTAAGAGTACATGTAGCACAAGGCTCGTCTGCCTGAATAGAAGCTTCTTGCTCCTCTACATAATCCAAGAACTCTTTTACTGCAATATCTGCAATAATCTGACGTTCCGTTGTAGTCAGGCGGTTATTAAACTTAGCTTTAGCAAATGCCTCATATACACTTTTGGCATCAGTAGCATTTGTCAAATCTACTGTCAGTATTAAATCGTTATTCTTCTTCATGATAATTATTATATTAAAAACTTAGGCATGCAGTATCGCAACATTCAGTAATACTAGCGTTTTGGTTATTTTGCTGATTCTCATACTCCTTCAACTTAGCGAAATATTCAGAAAGTTGTTCACTCTTAATGACAAATCTATAAAATCTGTTTTTAGGATCAATATTCCAATCTCTAAATGCAAGAAGTATATCTCCTGGTTTCAAATGGAGTATCTCTTTAGTATTATCGCGTCCACCAGGTATCAGATCTATTGGCTCGTCTACCATGCGTATGTAATCTACCGATTTATCTGTAGTTTTAATTTCTGTGGTACTGAAATCTTCATTTAGTTTCATTATTGCCCCGTCATTAAAGAATGCTGGGTGTTCTAAATCAATTGTCATCTTGCTGTATATTTTAATTGTTTATTCTCTTTATACCTCGTCTTCAACTTGAACTTAAATAATTCGTTAATTAGTATATCTCGAATGTCCGTAGGATCTTTCATTCTTTCAGCTATTTGTTGGAATTGAAACATCACTACTTTATGAACCACATCTGGGTCTTCATTTAATTGTTTTGCTACTAATCTACAAATCTAATCTAAGTCTCTCATTTTTCGACGGCTACTATGTCGTACATGTTGACTAATTGGGAATCCTTGAACAAGTCGAAATATTTACCGTAGTTATACACGATAATATCGCCAACCTCTATTCCAGGCATCGATCCTTTGTATTTCTCGTCATTCATTTGCATTATGTACTGTGCCGGAAGCTTAAGCACTACTCCTTCTGAATATGAGGAATCAACTTCTTTTGTTTCTTCCGTAGTATCATAATCTACAGCATCTACTCCATTTTTATCTTTTCCTGTTTGTGCATCAGATTTTACTGGTACAACAAACGTTTTCTTAATTTTTTTCTTCGGTAAAGGTTTAACTAAGAACTCTTTAGTAAACTCGTATTTAATACCTTTTTCGATACTTTTAGCGAGCTTCTTTGTATCCTCAAGGTTCAGATCTGTAAGACCTTCCACGACCTCTACAGGAACACCGTTCTTAGGATTTACCGGAAAACTTTCATTTGCCATAATTATCGTTTAAGTGTAAGTAAATGATTCAATACTTTAATCATATTAGTCAAGACTGTCTCTGCCTCAATTTTTACACAAGCAGGCTGATCTTTGTAGTTTTCATCAAGATTTCCAAGATCCCTCATATATGTATCGAGAAGCGTTTTCATCTCATTAAAAACATTTACATGATCTTCCTTCTTCTTAGGCTCTTCCAAGAGAGTAAGATAACCATTATCGATCAACTTTTGTGCATAGTTTGCGGAAATAACGTTCTTGTAAGAACTCTTTGCACTATACTTAGAACCAGTACGTGCATCCAAGTAAGAATCGTCACGATTTACTTCGCAAACATATCCATTTTCTTCATCAGAGAATTGGTAGATATCACCAACTTCCATCTGATTGAAATTTTTAATAACTTTTAACTTGTTCATATTTGTATAATTTTTTTTAAATTTCTGGCTCTATAACGTAGAAATTATACGAAAGGTTGCAAAAGTTAAAAAATTTTTTAAAAAATGCAACTTTTTAGTATTTTTTACGTTATAAGGGGGATAGTAGGGGGTTCTTATGACCAATTAGGTTAATATAATCAAAGTTTATAAGTAGACCAATGATATTAAGTAGTCTACTATTATTAGTAACCCAATATATATTATATAACCCTATATGACTAAAGGGTATAAAGAGAAATAAATATATAAATATATTTACAAAGAGAAAGAAACTATGAAGTTAATTGATAGTAGTTATGAAATTATAGAACCAAAATCTTACGATTTAGGTAGTGTATTTAAACACATAGAACTTTGCGGGAGAGTGTGTTATAAGTCTGAAGATAAAATAACACCAGATAGTGCTACTAAATTTGTAGATAGAATGATTAAATCAGGTCATGGAGCTATGTTAGAACATGGTACTGTATACTTAAGAATACCTACTGGATTGATGGCAGAAGTTAACCAGCCGTATTTTAAATATTTATTTAATCCTTATAGTAAGGCTATATGTAAGTATGTACCTTTGGATGGACATATCTATGTGACTACAAATTATAGAGTATTGGTAGAGAATGGCTGGCTTGATGACTTAAAGTATATCTGTGAGCCTACAGAGTGCCATGAGAAGAGAATAACTGTACGATTTGTATGTGACAGAGGAGTATCTCATGAGTTTGTAAGACATCGTCATTTTAGTTTTAGTCAGGAAAGTACTCGATATTGTAATTACTCTAAAGACAAGTTTGGTAATGAAATCACTTTCATTAAACCTTGTTTTCTTGATGATAGTAAACTTGCTCTATATGGATCTTATCATACTGTAATAAGGGATAAATCTCCTGAAAGTATCTTTATTGCCAGTCTGAATAATGCTGAAAAGGATTATATTGACTTGATTGAATTAGGTTGGAAACCACAAGAAGCTCGTCAAGTATTACCGAATGCACTAAAAACAGAATTGATGATGACCGGATTTGCTTCAGATTGGGCCCATTTCTTTTCGTTGAGAGACGATAGTAAAGCTCACCCAGATGCACAAAAATTAGCTAAACCATTACATGAAGAATTTATTAATCGAAAATATATAGACTGATATGGAAACAACAAACACGAACGTAAAGAAATTTAATGAAATCGTATGTAAAATGGCAGATACGTACGAGAAAAAGAATGCAGATTATGGGGATTCATTTGGACAAACGTGCGATGAATTTGGAATAATTGCAGCTATAGTACGTATGAATGATAAAATGAATCGTATTAAACAGCTGTCCAAGAAAAACGCATTGGTTACTGATGAAAGTATCAAAGATACTATTCTTGACTTGGCAAATTACGCTGTAATGACATTGATGTGGGTAAACAGTAAGGATCCTCAAATAATTGATAGATACTCACAAATACAAGGAGAACCTGAGAAACAAGAAATATCAGTACAAATAGCAGAATAATGGGATTACTTAACACATTGACTGTCATTTCATTAGTATGTCTAATAGTGGCAGGAATACTTAAAATTTTAGACAATGAGCGTAAAGAAAACAACGACAAATAGGGCAAGAATAGATGAATATGACCCTAAAATATACCCAGTAAAAATATGGGTTGGTAAAAATTGTACACTGAAGGATATACGTAAACGTTTTGTACGTAGGGATGGTGGAGAAATAGAAGACCGGTGGGATCCTGAACATAATCCACAGACATTATACATAAAAGATCGTAATACTGATCTATATGGTGTACTAATTACATTCCCTAAGGATAAAGCTACATCAGAAGAATACGTACAATGGACCGCACATGAGGCAGAACACGCCAAATTCTCGATATTTTTAGATACGGGTATAGATTCTAACTGGGAATCCCAAGAAGCAGACGCTTACATGGTAGGATTTGTAGCTAAATGTATATGGCGAACAATGTTTGGTAAAAAATAATACGATTATGAACGAAATAGAACAGCTGTTGTTTAGTAATTACGTATTATTTTACGCAGATTGCTTATCTTTACGCGAAACATACATCCCAATAACCGATATTTGTAAGTATTACTACCTATTAGATTGCCCAATAAATGCCGCATATGTAGTAGGATTGGAACCGGTATATGATGTAGAAAATAAATATTACGTACAGTCGTATGGTGAATTAAAGCAAATATACGATAAGTTTAATTTTGAGGCGTTATCTGAATTTATACAGAATTTATGCAATATAAAAGCCATAGGTGTTGTCGGAGGGGATACCATATTGAAGTGTATACTGTTATATGAGGATAAAAAAGTAAAAAAGAAAGCGTTAGCAGTATATTTTGATTATATAAACAACATAAAATACGATCAAGAAGTGGTAGAAGATGGAGAAGTACGTGTTGAAAAATGCTCAAAATATGTATACCACGTAAATCAAGCAAGGAGAAATAAATCATGACTTTTAAAAGACTAAGAGAGTACTTAAAAGACCCTAAATTTGTAGAATTAATTGAAAAAATGATGCAAAATGAAAGCAAACGATACAAAAATGGAGATTACAACAGAGAAGGAATCGATGGCTAATAAAGAAAATGCTGATTCTTACTTAAAATTAGAAGTCCCGTATTACGACGTAAGTCAATCCGCAATAGATACAATAGCGTACGTATACCCATTAAATGAACTGTTAGAAATGCTCCCTAAATATATACTTGACAAAAGAGATAAAGGGAGAACTACATTTAGCTTGGGTAAAACTATGAACGGTGAATATAAAGGAGGGTGGTGGAACTTACAAGGATTTGGTCCTTATCCATCTCCTTCCGAGGTAGTAATACAAGCATTAATATATTTAAATACATTAAGCAAAGATAAAGATTATGAAGCAATCTACTAATTCAGATTTTGTGACACACGATGAGATAGTAGGAGATTCGCTACGCTCTCAAAGCAAGCTCGTTACCTCCGATGAGATCGTCGGATACGATTCTTGCGGATGGCCTCTCTATCCCTTACGTATAATATCCCTATTACGTGCTATGGGAATGTCTGATGATATTATAGATCAGATACCCGAAGATATACTTACATCTACAATAACTACATTAGAAGATGACGGTATGGGATATGGTATAAACGAGGAGTGTATAGTAAATTGTGCGATCGATAAAAATAAAAATATCGTATATTTATGGAGAATACCTAATGTTAAAAAAGAAAGTAAATAGTCGCAAAGCTCTAAGGATAAAAATGATTGATTTGTTTGAAGAATGTAAAGATTACGATGATAGCCCGTGTAATAGTTGCTGTAGGAGGTTTCATTGTCCAAATAATGATCCAGAGGAACCTGAATATTGTTCATGGTATTTAACTAATTATAATCATAAAAATGCAATATAAATTTAAATATAAAAACTTAAATATTGGGGAATTATATAAAATTGATCAATTGTGGCATTTTAAATATACTGAAGATTTTATAAATCAAGATAAAATCTTGCCATTAATTATTTTCCCGAATAAGTACAAAGAATATGTTTCGAGTGAGTTGTGGCACATATTTGCAATACGTTTTAAAGATGGGAAAATGAAGTCGAAAACTATAACAGATCCATACATGCTGATATCGTGCTGTAAAAATTATTTTTAATTTTTATTTTTTAATTATATTATGCATGTAAAAACGTGAAATAGCAAATTCTACACCCCCTACTCTGGTACCGGAATGAAACTACCCCGTAGTGGGGTGGTGGCCCTAATACTTACAACTATGAACGCAAATAAAGTACAATGTGAGAATTTAAAGTGTGTCTTAAAAGAAGTTAAGGTATCCGAGACTGTCGAAACGTCGCTGCAATTATCTTTGACGTCTGTCGCGGATATAACAAGTTTGCAAGCGTTAGCCGAAAGTAACGGCCAAACCGCCGTAACGTTATTCTTACGTAACATGGCGGGCAGGCTTGAAGAGGTAACGCCCCTTATAGGGGACGAATGCCAAGTATTACACTTTAAAGCCACGGTTTTCGACCTTACGGACGGTGCGCACAAGCTGATATTTACGGATGGTTACGATAACGGTCTATCGGCGCTTACGTGGAATACGGCTAACTTGAACACGACAAAAGAGGATGCACTTGCCGTATTGTTGTCCCAGCTTGACTCACGCATCGACGACGGTACGTATTGGTGGGACTCTGACGAAGACTTTAACGAGCCTGAAGAGGAGACGGAAGACGAAGACGAAGAGCCGAAAGAGGAGAAAACCCCGCAAAGGCCAAACAAACCGCAAATGCCAAACAAACCGCAAAGGCCAAACAGACGGTAACACAACGGGCGAGTGATAAAAAAATCACTCGCTTTGATTTTTTCATCGTATTCGTTTTCGACATAGGTATTTTAAGGTTAATATATAGCGTTAATGATTAATCAATAATCAACGATACGTTCTCGTTTGATGAACAACGTGGAGTATATGTATACGCTTTTGTCAGACCTTATGACGATTAAATCGTTATTGATGATTTAAATCAATATATCCTGAGCATGATATAAAACTGCTTATATTACTGTTTGAATCAATCAAATCAATACAATTATGCTACAAGTAAAGAAACAAGTTGATGTAATTTGCTCAGCAATAGGCATCAAAGAGGCAATGGTTATGTGTCCAATTACTACATTAATATGCGATGCTATTAAACGCAAAAGCGACACGAATTTCGTCGTGTCCGCGCAACAATGCGTAGCTATTGGTAAAGTACTTGGGGAACTTGGGTTCGTTAACGAAAAGGGAGAAAATCCATTGGAGTTGATACAAAAGATGGAATCTGAAGAAGAAACGCCAGATCAACCAGAAATAGAAGTTTAATAATACTCACTATGTTAAAAGATAAACTTTACATCATTATGACCTCATTGATAATAGTTATCAGTGTAGGCATGAATATTCATCAAGCGTCACGTTATTCTAAAGCGTGTGAATTGATTGAGTGTTATGACCGTGTAGTAGACACAATTGATGATGATTATTTCTTGGATGTCATTTGTACAACAGATGAATGGAGAGATCTTCAGAGTTGTGTCGAACGTAATCATCTTGGGTGTGGTTGTCCTAAAGACATTATGCCCATAAATAGTCCTGAGCAAGACTAAAACTACTCATATTACAAATTTATATTACTGGCCCCCTATTAAATTAGGTTTTGTCATAGCTCTAAACATGTAATGCGTACAAGAGCTGAGTTGAACTTCTTGATATTATTATCAAGCTCCCGACATATGGTGTAACAATATGTCCGTCTTACTATACGTAAATAGTTAATTTATCAGTGAAGAGCTTGCCAATAATGCATTGTCTGACAAACATGCTATTGTGCTGCCGAAGCATACCTAATCTTGTGGGTAAGTATGAACGGTGATAAATCGATAGACTGTGGAAACAGCCTATGAGGTAATCCTGTATTACATTACGCATGTCAAAGCGTATACAGGTACACAAGACTTGGGGAGAGAGCGTACGACTCTCCCCATTTTATTCTTTTGTACATAATTCATAATCAATATGAAAGCACTAAAATTAATACTCAAATATTTAGTAAAATATTATTTGCCGATATGTGGAGGAATGTTACTTACAATATTAATAATGGCAGGTATTATTAAACTTGTCAATATATTGCCTCCAGGACTAAATGTAATAGCGTTTTCTATGATAATCGGATTAATTATCACTATTATTTTGGGTATTGTAAATTCATCTAACAATGAATCTAAGGACTAAATTCCTCATCGGTGATGCTATACTATTTTATCTAACCAGTATTGTAGTTGTAGTATCAGTACTCTCAATAGATTATCTTTGGGAGTGTGGTTTGTTAGCGTTCATCGCAGATATTATATTCTGCGCCCTTCTCATCACAGCTTGTAGAATAGCTATTCCACGTTCATCCTATCGTTATATCTTAGGGTATAATGTATGGTGTAAATTATTGTACGGTAAAAATAAACTAAGGAGACCTAAGAGATGATTATTTGGTTACCGTGCGAGTCACCTGGTCATGTGATGATAAACTGACCAATTAACCTTTAAACATTATCAAAATGTTAATACATCCAGATAGACGCGTTACTTGTAGGGTACAAGACCGTTGGTTTCACATATTGTATTTCATTATTCCAAAGAAAAATTCTATAAACTTAGGTTTAAAGTTGCCAGTAATTGAAGGAGTTGACAATAATAAATTTAATTATATAGGAGATAATACTATTTCGATGGGTAAAGAGATAAATTTGTTTGAGGTATTCATACTTGAAGATCCTCCGTGTATCGATTCAAGAATCATAAATGATTTGTTTAGAGAATCTTTTTTAGACACAATGCAAACAGAAATAAACATTTAAATCATCAAAATTATGGAAAAGGAAATAAAAATCAATGGTTATTGGTGTAAATTTTTAGATAATACCGAAGAGCCAGAGTGTGACTTTTTATGTATCCCAATAGTTCATGACGTTAAATACGTCAAGAATTGGGCTACAATTAGTTTTACACCAAAAGAAAAAGAAACATTTGGCAAACGCATACATGTACTCGATTCTCGTATAATACCGTCTACTGTTCCCAGTAAATCGATATCAATCTTTGTGTTTACATATCAAGAAGATGAGGATATTGAGTTTATTAAATCCCGTGCTAAATTCTTCTTTGGAGAAGGTAAGTCACCTGAAAATGTTAAATTTACACTTCAATGAAACTGAATTCGTTATCCGAATTAGGCGAAGCTATTAAGTACGCCAAACAAACCGAGCGCAAGTTCAAACGTGAATCTGTTATCAAACAATCTAACCGAATAGGTGGATTTAGGGATAAGCAGCTGGTTATTTATGCACAGTTTGATAAAAACGATCAATTGTGTGATATACAACCAAGGTACATTAAAGAGGTACAAGCTTTATATAATGAATATAAAGGACGTCCTTACTCTCTCATTTGTGATGAATTACGTTCAACATTCAGAGATCTAATAACGGATAAAGTAGTATGAAACACCATGACTATGTGTACGTAATACACGATCCGTATGAAAATCCTCGAAGAACACAATTATCACATGTTATTCTTCCTGCAACAATTAATAAATACAAAGGTGATACGTTAGCTTATATACCTGGTGAAGGGCATAGAAGAATTGAAATAAATTCGTTGGGCTACAATCATACAATGTATCATTTAATTGTTAAACAAAATGTTATAGATGAGTTAGATAAACTTAAATTTGGCAAAATAATGAATATAAAACCGACTCATTTTATATTTAACGAGGTTTCAAATTATGTCAAGAGTTTAAGAAAATTCTATAATATTATTGAACAAGACATCTATCAATTGTCAAAAGGTCGCGTTAAATTGACAGTTAGTCATCTATATATGATGATTATACAAAACAATAAAAGACTAAGAAAACATTTATGTATAATAATACTTAAAAATGACAATACAATAGATGTTAAGAAGTTAAACAGAACAGTATGGTGACGAAAAGAACTCAGAATCAAGTAAATCTTCCACAAAAACAACACGGCAAAAAATGGAATGAGCGTAAATGGAAGATATTCTTCAAAAAGAATGGCAACAGCATGTTGTTATTCGATGGTTTGAATGGAACTAACGCTATATTAAGGCGTAACACTCTCAAGCGTTTATTCTCTGATTGGAAAGGACATTTTATTGTAACTAAATAACTATGCCGAAATATAAGCCTGGTCAAATAGTTACTCTGAAAGATGGTAATACGAGATATGTATGCAAAATAATTACAACACGTTTTGGTTGTGCAGGATGTGCATTCATGACACAAAATAATTGTCCGTTTTGTACAGCGATGTGTTATGAAAGAGTAGGTACATCTGTATATAAATTAATAAGTAAATATGTCGTGGAGAAAGAAAAACGGAGTAACGCGAGTACAAAAGATTGATGAAGTTGTCAAACGTAGATTTCATGCTGATTTACATAAATTAGAGAAACTATGTTATGATAATAAATTAATCTTATGTAACTACAAAGAAGCTGATGATAATATGATATGTGTATTGTCTACTAATGAATATGAGTTAGGAGATATGCGTAAATATTGCTCATCAGACAATGAAAACTACTTTATAACCGAAAGTGGTTTAAGTAAATTACATAAATTACAGAACAATGAAGACAATTGTTAAAGCAATAAGTTTACTTATATCTATAATAATTGCTACGATATTGATATTCTATTCAGTTACAATGCCAATACCAACAGCTGGAGTAGTATTATTAGTTGGTGGTGCAATTATATGGATATTAATAGGTGTGATTTGTGTTTGTAGTTTATTTCAAGATTAACTCAAAGGGGGTAGAGTATCAAACTCTACTCCCAGAGTATAAATTTAGAATCCGATTTAGTAAAGTTACCACGTTAACCACGTGAGAGTTCAAAGTCTCTAATAAAAAGCTGATGACTAAATAAGTGTTAATTAACCAAAGTTAAACTTTTAAATCATTATCAAAATGAAAGTAAAAGAAATTTCGTATGTGGTTGGTAGTACCACGGATTTTTTAGTAATTGAATCTGAATCTACCAAAGTTGCTGTAAATATGGGTAAAATCATATCGATTTCTACTACCCCATCTAAAACAGTAGAAATTAAATGCGTAGGTAACGAACGCATAGAACTTGAAGACGTAGAACAGTCTGAAGTTCTTGACACAATCGCTTGCTGCGGTGACGATAACATTTACTAACATTCAAAAATCATTATCAAAATGAAAAAAGTATTTGCGTCTTTATTAATTGCGTTGTTTGCTATAACATTAGCATCATGCTCGTCAGAGGAGGTAGAAAAGACAGAAATAGAGTATGTCGGCAAAATCTCCAAGAAAGTTGTAAAAGAGATTCAGGATCCTGTTTTTAAGGACTCAGAAGACTTTGTTAACAACATTATCACAAACAAAGAACGTCAACGTTACATGGCCATTGTTAATCGTCTCACATTAAATGAGATTAACGAAATGGCTAAAGTTATCATTCATCGAGAAGGCTACGTTGATTGGAAATTATTCTTAAAGGAGTATGACCAATCATATCAACGTGTATATCGATATTTAGAAGAATCTCCGACAACACCACAAAATACAAAAATAGACACTATTGTGAAAGTAGGTTCAAAAGATAACAACTTAAACGTAACAAAAAATGGAACAACGAATGTTAATAGTAGTATTCAACGGCAATGAATTGCCCGACGAAGCATTAGCAAAAGTTAATGCCATCGTAGCTAAATCTGGATTTGCACATCCGGATGATATTGTGATACACACGATCAACGAAAAAGATTTAGCGAAAATAGCAGCTAAACAAATTATCTCTGAGCATTCTTCTAATGCACCAATGCCACAAACATTGACTGGAGATGAAACAATCAAGATGTTGTCAAGAAAGTATCAGTTATCTAACAATACAAGTCTTGCAATACAATTAACGATTGATCTTCAGAATATTCACGACAGAATGATTCATGGTAAAGCTATCGAAGCAGATAACATCTTTGTAGGAAAGATATGTAATCTTGTACACAGTAGCTGGTTCCACGAAGAATGTGCAAGAAGATTCGGATATGTTGGAGAAACTCCAAATATTGTCAAACAGATTTATATTAAATTTTTCGATAAAAATGGTAGACCAATATCGAGATGAAGAATATGATGAGTCATATCCACCTCTAAAAAAGACAAGACGTTCAAAACGTCATAAGTGTGAGTTAAAACCATATAAACGAGAAAAATATAAATACAAAGACGATGTGGTATAGTTTTGATGTCTACAAAAAAGTAGACAATAACAAAAGCAAAAAAGTTGCTACTCATAAATATCCCACATTTAACGCAGCACGAAATGCAAGGAGAGCTATAGAGAACTTTAAAAAAGGAAAGTATCTGCTACAGCCAAGAGAGAACGCTCCTTTTAAATTCGTTGAGTTAGGAGGATGGACATGTAGTGCAATTACACAAGAAAATTGAGTTAATTAACATAAGTTTAACATTTTAAAACATTATCAAAATGGCAAAGAATAATGCAAAACCGGCAGCAGCAGCTCAGCCTGCAGTACAGAAACCTCAAGTAGAGAACCCCTCAGCTGAAATACAGGAGGACAACGTAATCGATGAGATTAGAAACAAGAACATCGGCGAGGCAAATATTGCCGAACTAGCGAAACAACAGTTGAAAGACGAACAGAACAAGCGTCTCATCGAGGAAAAGAAACGTAAGATCGCTGAAGCTGAGTACATCAACTTGAAAGCCCGCCTCATGTTGCGTGCACGTCGTCGCGAAGCTAATGCGACCAAGGACTATCTGAAGGAAACCAAAGAGTTGCTTAACCAGCTGACTGGATACACCAATGACAAAGGTGAAGTAGTGGCTCCGACGCTGACTATCTTCCAGTATGAGGAAAAACGTCGTGAGATAACCAAGAAGAAGAATGAAGCATTCCGTGACTCTGATCATCAATACAGTGACGAACTGAAGGAGCTTCGCTTCCAATATCCGAGCTACTATTGTTACGAATGGGATAATTAATCATGCGTAGCACAACAAATCGTCCGTCTCAAGAGCCCAAGAGCCAACGAGAGACTTAATAAAGGTGGTATAATACAAGGATACGTAATTCCTTTTAAAGTTATTGATGAATTAACATCAGGGCAAGAGCCACAGAGCCATGTTTGGACGTAAAGCTCTCAAAACAGGGAGAATAAACTATGTGTTTATATCTCAAATATTATAATCTGTGAACCTTTGAGTCACTGTAGTGCGTATTAGGTCATAGAACATTATAGTCAGATTATTATATCAAGGACTTTTTACCACAACCCCTATAGTCTTAGAACAATGGGATTATTGTGTATATATGTGAATATGTGCGCATAAAAAACAATAAATATACGTCAGTTTTATTTGCGTTCTGAAAGCCTCAAAAACTGAATATGGATTAGCTACCCATAAGCAGGAAATGAAGCGATTAGAGCGCAAATAAATGGCGTTATAGGGCAGTTTAAGCTTGCTACTTAACTTGCCCACAAATCCTCCCGCTTGAGTATGATGCAAATATGTCGGACGAGGTGGCGGTAACCTCCAGGTCCACTTTCGCATAACAGGTAAATTTATTGATTTATTTTCGGCCAGGACCGCTGTGAAGCTCTCCTGGTTTAATATGGGCCTGAAATAGAGTTAGACGGCATAGGAGATAAATACGATGGGAACGGATGCATAAGCATAAATGGCAATGTAAATAACATTGTTGATTACACTCGCGTAGCGTGAGATGTGTCATCAGGTAGCTGTACCTGATTACCAAAAACAGTGGTAAGAGTTATGGTAATTGGGGGTTCGATTCCCCCAACTCTACTAAACTTATAATTTTATGAATAAAGGGTATAAAGCAATGTTGAGGGATAGATTACTACCCTCATGGAACTTAGCACTATTATGGTGTAAAGTTAAGAATCGGTGGATAGAAAAAGCGTATGCAGAAAATATTGCTACGACTCCAAAACCTTTGCGTTCTGATATATGTAAGTTTATTACTGGTCGCAAAAAGAATTGTGGTGTAACATGTTCATTTTGGACTACTATAGATCCTGATGGATTCTTATTCGGTGAAAATCGTGAAGAATATAACATGTGGAAAAATGTACAGAAATGGGTAGATTGGTTCTCTAAGAATCAAATATTTATCTATGATACATTGCAGGATATTATTAAGATATATTCTTCTGAAGAAATATTAGAAGAATTATGTAAAAAGTATCCACGCATAGATAGGAAACTATTAACGTTTATAATCAAGAATAAACACATTTATTATGGAACAAAGTAACAATTTCTTTCCAGAATCGCCGGGATTATATGTAGCCCAGCGAAACACCGATGTTGTCCTGTTTAAACTAACAGGAATGTTTCCAACTTTAATTGTTGGTAAAGCTCTTTACCTTTCAAATTTAATTGAAGGTAATTCTCTCTCGGAAACTCCCAAAAATGTTCTCGAAAACATGATAATATTTCCTGAAAAATGGAAATTTACACAATTGGGAAAACTAATTAACATGGACGTATTTCCTAAGCTTGCTTTTAAGTGTGATGGTGACTTGGACCTAAGTACTGATGAAGTATTACATATACGTAGTACTTATTTCAGGTTAGTACAAAGTGGAGTCGCTCCTTCTAAGATTCTTAGAGCATTATCTTATGAATATAAGTTAACCATGTCACAAACGATCGATTTAATTAATAAATTCGACAAAGAATCTAAACGTGTTACTACCTAATCTATTACGGCGATATAGTGCCAATCCTACATTAAAGGAATCGTACGAATGGAACAGGTTGGTATGGAGTCAATATCGGTACGAATTACAAAATTGTAGTTATTGCGTTAGTCCCTTCTCCATAACGCAATGTTTAACCCATCCACAATTGAGAAAGCTTGTTGAATGGGTAAACTATAATATTGTAAGGACTATCGATATTGACAATTTAAAAACAATTAACGTTAAACTAAGAATCGCAACAGGTATGTTGAATAAAATCGATTTAGACCAAATATCTAAAATCGAGATACATTCCAATTTAACACGGAATATTCATACAGAATACTATGCGATTCTTGAAAGCGAATTACCATTTTAATGTAGAAAAAGATGGATAGCCTCAGTAAAAAAGAAATTGAGACTATCAAACAAGCTCAAAACGGATCGATTAAAGCTTTCGATACTATATTCTATAAGTATAAAAACTATATTGAAAAAATATTAGTTATATACTTACAGGATGAAGATGAAGCTCATGATTTAGCTAATGTTGTATTTGTAAAAATATACAACAATCTTGAGAAGTTTAAAAATTATAACAACTTTAAAGGATGGATTACTACGTTAACTAAACGTACAGCTATTGATTATATCAGATCCGTTAAAAAGAAAATGGTGTCAATTGATGACACAGAACAAAGCATTCAGTTAACCAATAAAGAATTAGACAATCTTTATGGTTCTGATATGAAGGAAATCTATAATGATGCATTAAACATCATTAATAGTTTATCCAAAACCTCTCGTACAGTATGTAAATTATTTTATATTTACAATCTGACTATTCCACAAATACAAATGAAAACCGGCATGCCAGAAGGAACTATAAAGTCAGCTCTGTGCCGATCACGTAACCAAATAAAAAACAAATTAAAGCTATGTTAAACTTACTTTTGTTCTTTTTAGGATTAACTTGTATATTCCTGATAGCACGTTATAACGGAAGTAACAAGTTATTCTGGATTCTACTTATCTCTATGATGAGTGGATTTATAGGAGGAACAGTTGCTGCCAATATTGGTAACGACGAGCAAGTTAACGTGAGCACAGTTTCTACCGACAACGGTGTCCTCACAACAGATTTTCTGTTATTTAAACACAAACCAGAAAATATCTCGTTTGAGGAACCGTGGGTAGAAATAACCAAACAGTATGAAAATACTGGTGCAGTTGCGTTTACTTCAGTTCCAAGTAAGTCTGGCTTCTTCAAGCCGAGACAAAAACCTGGTTATATAGATACATCGTGAAGGGATTATTTATGTAACTAACAATGCTTCTGAAATGGAAAAGTCATCAGCAAAACATAAATATTAACTTTTAAACATTTATCAAAAATGGCAAAGAAAAACGGAAATCTTGCTGCTAAACAGAAAACGCAGCAGAAACCAAAAACGATAGTACCTCCCGCAGAGGAGACAATTGTAGAGACAGTAGCAGCTGAGTCTGTTAATCCTACAAAAATGACAGCAAAGAATATGGCTGGAACCACACATTCAAGCCTCGACGCAAATCATCGAGTAGATTTGTTAAGTCTTGCTCATAAGATGTTTAAGGAAGACCCAGATGCTCCAAGAAAGTATACTGTAGATTTCCTTGACTCTATGGATAAGATCATGGCAGCCGGAATTGTTTCAGCGTTAGCCGATGAGGCAGCATATGGAGAAGGTTCATTCAGTGTGATACTGAATCACACTATGTATCCGCAACTTGTTATTGCTGCTAAGGAAATGGGTATAACTTTACCAAACGTAAAGAACTTACCTGTTAACGAAGAAGGCAAAATTGAAGTAAGTAAGGAGCAAATCCGCATGAGCAAGGAAGCAAAAGAAGAGCTTAAGAAGGAAAAAGAAATCATCGACGAAAAGCCGGAACTCGATCCTGTTAAAGTAGCAAACATGGACGATGAGGCTTTGAATAAAGCTTTGTCGTATCTCTTGATCCAGGGACCCAAAACATCAAAGATCAAGGATACACTCGTTTCTGTAGTAGATTTCATGCGTTCGTATAGCATGGCTATTGCAGATAAGGCAGAAAATGCCGCAGAAGCTAAGTTGAAGTATGATGACTATACTACTGGTCAGTGGCTTGAAATGGCATTTAGTCACGTTAAGCCTACATTTCTTCTTCACGGGATTGGTCGTGGGCTGGTTTCCACAATTGGTCTGGAAAAATCCCCTATTACAGCTTTCTGCATTATGCGTAAGTCTATGACCAAAGACGACGGAACTGTAGAATGGGATGATCAATCTATTGCTGATGCAACTAAATCTATCGCTGTATTCGTAGCTAAGGATTGTATTGCTAAGGAAAAAGCTAACATGGAAGCCCTTGATCCGGAGGCCAAGGATTATAAGGACGTCAAAGCTAAGTACGAAGCTGCTATCCAGCACTATGAAAGCTGCATAGATTGGATTACATCGAATGACAGTGGGATTGTTGAAAATCTAATCACAGGTCTTGAAAACGACGATCAGGTTCTAAGTAAGATATATCAGCGAATTCGCGATCGCTATTATCCCAACAAGAGCCGTGAAGTATTCAAGAACTTGGATACCAACATTCAGCAACGTGCCGGTGTCATTCTGAACATGTTCAAAGAAGAGGGAACTCGTAATTTGAACTACTCTGAGACGAACATCTCTGAACTTGTACAGTATACTAAAGAGGAGCTTGAGGAAAAACGTAAAGCCACTATAGAAGCTGCACAAGAAGAGAAAAAAGAAGAAGCAAAAAACGACTAACGCAGTTACGTCGAAACAGAAAGAAAAGACACGTACAATTAGTCGTTGATGATATCAAAGATTCTATTGGGAGACGTTTCAATAGAGCTAAAGAATTCATCAGTAACTGCTTAGACATGGAAAAATAACTTAAATCATTATCAAAATGAGAAAATTTAGTACAATGCTGAGCTGTCTATGCTTAGCAATATTCGGTGCTGTAGTGGGATTAAATAATAAAAGTCCCGCAGTAACAGCTAAAGCGGCACCTGTATTTACATACATGCCGCGAGATCTTCAATTGCCTAAGATCAAGTATGATACAATCTTTATGACTAAGGATAGTATTATACCATGCAAGAAGAATCACTATAAACAAAAAGTTAAGGAAGTAAGGATACCTTATGCAGTACGTGACACGTTGTATGTGCCCGTAGTGACAACAATTATCCTAAGGGATCGGAAGGAATCATCCCAGGACTCAACGATGTGTACTGTTATTCATGACAACAGTATACAAGTCCAAAAGCCGATAGAAATTCCCGACAGTATTACGGTGCGTCCTGTCGAATACAAAGAATAGTCGCTACGGGTCTCATTAGCCCGCCGATCTGCCGAAAACATTAACTTGGTGGGAGAATATGTTAGCCCGCTCAACGGGTGAGATTACTCAAAAGGTACCACGAAAGATATATTGCGTGAAAAACAATATATCAGTAGGGAGAGCGTTGTATCAACCCTAACATTATGTATATGAGAACCGTCTGGAGATATACATTCTAAGGAAGACGTATAAGTCGTGAGTTGATAATCATGCAAAACGATCCGTAGCTAATACTCTTTATAGTTAGGTACAACTATATTGGTAACGATACAAGTGTTGAAATCATATGCTTCCAAACCATATGATGTACCATTGCTCAGCATAGTGTTTCACGTCTCCAAAGCGTGTATAAAGGTGCTTAAATTATTAGGGAATAGGGTAGCGATAGAGAAGGACTTGATAGATATTCTGTGATTAAGATCAGAGTATGTCAAATAGATCAAGCTGTATCGTAAATACAGTGTCTAAAATTAAATCCGTACTGTTCGATTCAGTAGTCTTTCGAGTCATCGAAGGATTCAGGGATACGGTAAAAATCAATGGCTGAGAAAACTATCGTCCTATTATGAGATAGACCGCCAGGCCTTGGTCGTTCATGCGGGATATAAAAGTGGAATGACCGGATACATGGGGCAAATGTATAGCGTCCAGAGTCCGCGTTCATAGGACTGAGGATAGGATTACATGACTGTACATAAGCAATACGGAAATGTATGAAATAGATGTTTAAGATGACTACTTGACAGTCAAAAGAAGCCACTTTAATGCTTGTGTGGCCAAAAGAAATAAGCATACATTAATTGATTCGAGACATAGCACGCCAGCTATGATTGACCTCCGTTAATGCCAATAAAAATGTTATAATCAATATTTACCGATATATTCATAACATTATACAATATCTATTATTCTCTGTGTAAAGAAAAAGAACCTATTACACTAAGGAATAATGATAGTTATTACACACGATAATAGTGCGTATAATAGAGTATAGGAATAAAGAAAAGGTTATTCATCACGGTGTAGGAAGAAAGCTACATATTAAGTACGCCATGTTCACATTGTTTAACAAAAATTGATGTCCTCCGGATGTGAAAGTCTTACGTTGTAAGTAAGGAGTAACTCCCGGAAAGTTCGAGTACCAACCGTTATGTGGTAGTCAGGCTAAAGTTATGTGCGCAACATGTAACGTAAACCTAAAGACAGAACCTATACAGAACAATAAGTAGGCAGCTAATATTCGTAGTCGCAGTGCAGTAAGCGTATGCGCGTCGGTGCCGAATCCGACCTTTGCGTATACTGTCTCTATACGTAAGGAAAATATTAGTGGGTGATAACTATTAAGTATGTATTCAGTTGAAATCTGACGTATTCGTGTACTATAAATAAAAGGTGGTTTTGGTAACATTTTCCGTCGAAAATGACCGTAGACTCGTAGATACCCCCTGAAGGCGAGAGTGTTCGATAATGAAACGTTTGGAATTTTACGTTAAAAGTACGTGGAGACTATTGATTGTTCTACCTGCCACAAGTAAAGGGAAGAACAGGGGTAACTGCGCCTAATCAGTATCGTAAGACTGTACAGCAGTGGAGAATGACCACTCCTATAAAACACTTAATATCCAAGCTTAGGAACGAAGATATTAAGCTTATTTTTGTGGGTTTAACAATGTCGGTAAAAGATAATCTCGATTCCAGAAACAATGGTTATCAATTACCGACACAAATATTTTAGTTCAGATATTCTATTCCAAAAAGAGTTAACACATGAAGTGTAAATATAAGTTTCCCAGCTTTCCTGGAATATGGTTAATATGAAAAGGGGCAAAGATATATCCTACCGTTGGATTCCCCGACTATTTTTATAGAAATTCATATTGTATTAAAGCGAGACTTTGAACACAGTCGAGTATATTAAAAAATAACTCTGGAATAAAAAAAACATTTTAAAGCTCAGTCCAAGCTGATTGGACACTAAGTATAATTCTATCGTTGGTGGAATCAACCACGATATCAAATAGGATAGAAATATGGATAAAATTAATGTTAATGTTCGGGTTGTAGAAGACAACCGCGTTTCAATTGCGACTTTTGGTTCATTGTATGGCCATCGTATTTATAAGGCTGCAAAATTGCCTTGTTCTCTCGACTTCAATGCTAAGTTACGGGACGCTCAAGAAAACAATGGTTTGACAACAAATCGTACGCCCTATAGGTACAAGATTATACCTATTGACATTACCGGTTTGAATCTTGAAAAGGATATCGACGGTACAAACGTAATTGTTATCAATAAAGGGCAAGTCGATGATTCCGGAGAAAGTATTGAAGTTCGGTGCCCTGTCGACAACAACAAATTTACAAAGGAAGTAACTACTGACAATATTGCTGACGCTATCAACAAGAAAGACTCTACCGCGACTTATTTCGCAAATGCTCGAAAGCTTGTTGAGGCACTGAATCCGTGCAATAAGAATGAGATCTCTCGTATTGAGAGTCTTATCTCCGATCTTACTAAGATGAAGGAGATGATCAGTAGTACTGCTGATTATAACATATCGAGCGTAAACGACTATTATAAGCAGCTTGATCAGGAGAAATCACAAGTTAAACTTAACATTAACGTAAGTGAGTAAGCAACTAAGCGAGCGGAGTAAGAAAGAAATCGAAATACTGTTCATGGACGATTCGATCAGAAGGAACTTGATTGATGATACCAAAAAAGAACTGTATAGTACTGTAACTATAAACAATGATGGGTCAATCACTTTTGGGAAGACAAGGTGTCTTTGGTGGAATAAACTCATCGGCGATCAAATTACAATATCTTTCACAGACTTTGCTTTTAAAACAGTTGCTGCACTCTCTGGTCAAAAACGTAATATTAATGACATTATTCTAAAGGGATTAAGTGAAGAAGTCATTAAGAATGCTATAATGGAAGAGCAGTATGACATGGTCGTAGATCGACTATTCGATGCAGCTCGATATGGTGTACAATCTTCCTTGAATACTCAAGGATTCTCTGTAAGCGATAAACTACCTAAAAGTAGGCATATTGACATTAAATCCAAAGACGGAATCAAAATAGTTAGGTTACCGGGGTCAGGAGACCCTCTTTGTGAAGTCAAAATTGGAATTAAAGATGTCAATTGGTACGGTGAAGATGATTGATCACAATTGAAACGAAGGTAATGTTTTACACGAAAAATCATTAATAACTACATATCGTCTATCCTCGGGACCAAATGGTCCTGGGGATATTTATGGAGAAATAGTAACCAGGCTAACATAGGTTCAATTCCTATATTCTCCACTATTGGTAAATGATCTTTTCAAATTCGTTGGTTATTTTATGTTTAATTAAAAATCAAACTATATGAAATCAATGAAATTGAACTCTAAGGATATTATTGCACTTCGCGATAAGATTTGTAAAACAAAGACAAAGTATTGGCGTATAATTAAGTCTGAGAACATTATGACTAAGAAGGCTAAAGCCGCAGGTATGGGCTCTGGGTTTGACCTCAAGGCTCTTCATAATGAGATACTTCAAATGACCGATACGCTGATAAAAATTAAGCTTATGTTAAATGCCATCAATAATGGTATAACTAAGTTTAACTATGATGATGCTAAGAAAACGCATTATTATACGATATATCTTGCTTGTGAAAAGAAAGAGCAGCTCGCTCAGTGGGAGGAAATACTTAAGAAGCATACTATCAATCCTGCAACGAAAGCTAAGGCTGGAATTAAAGGAACAGGTAAGATTGAAGTATTCACTTCAGCAAAAATTACATCGATTAAGCAAAAGCTTCAACTTGACATTAATAAGCTTGACGCTGATATAGCTAAGTTTAACGATGATACTACTCTTGAAGTAGACAACGCTGACGAGTTTAAGAACTTTATGACAGCATAATAAATAAATACTATACTATAATGCGATATGGGCAGCGTACATGTTACGAAGCCGGTTCGAGTCCGGATATAGTTACTACGGTGATAGTTGGTTGGCAATGAAGATGACATACATTGTTTTATGTGTAGTTTCGTTACGGTTTGATAATACTTTCAATATGTCAGAGCACGCTTATGTTGTGTAACATAAGAAATTACGGTTAAATTCCGTATTCAAATCACCGTTTTATTTTCGATTTAAAGGCCTTTCTTTGCCTCTTCTGAACAATCTACCATACTTTAGCCATAAGTCCGTCAGAACGCAAGGAAATGGCCTTAAATCGAATTTGTTTAACCTTTAAAACATAATCAATATGAGTAAGATAAATAATAAAATAAACCGCATATACAAAATGGAGGCAGTTGAGTTAAAATTTAACAAATTTTTAGCAACCAAACATGCCAATTCTTTCGTTAATGATATACCTTATCTTGGTATAGACAACCTTCTTAAGAAGTATAATTTACAATATCTTTATAAAATAAGTATAAGTAAAGCCCTAATAATGGCGTATATACGTCTTAAGACAGCAAACATACGAGGTATACGTGATTATACGCATATTCCTGACGATACAACTTATGATACATATGAGTTATATCCTAATTTAACCAAGAAAGAAATACAAAAAATATGGTCTGCGAAAGAGAATCATAAGTTAGACTATGCGGAACGTATGAATATGCTGGAACAGCATAAAATCGACCGTTGGGAAAAAGAAAATAAACCGACGTACGAACAATTACGAAACGATCTATTTCCACGCAGTATAATTCAAGCATTTACTGATAAGATGGAAAAGAAACGTGAACAAATCAGGGAATACTTATCTAAAAAGTATCCTGATCCAATATATCGTCCAACATATGTGCGATATTACTCTACACCAGAGATTATAAAAGAGAAACTTATCGGGTATGTTAAAGATGCCCGTCAAATCATAAATACAAAACCGTCATTCTATACTCTCAAAAACGTGAATAAACTTTTATGGAATAAATTGATGGAATATCAAACACGTATGAAGCGTATATTTAATGATGATTTTATTTGTCTTAAGGTTATGACTACTAACAATCACGTAGGTTGTTGGGTATAACCTGGTAAGGCTCCATGATGAAACTGGTAGACATCCGACACTTAAAATGTCGTGTTCCGTAAGGGGCGTGCGAGTTCGAGTCTCGCTGGAGCTACAAATGTTAGTTTAGTTTTGGTGTTTTATTATTGATTAATTGTTTGGGTAATACTGTTCGTGAGAATCGTATTACCATTTTAATCTTAGAATCTTTGAATCATGATTATCCACAACAAAAAAGTAGTTATATATGATATTGAGTCATTTCCTAATTATTTTTGTTGTACATGTAAAGATACTGAATCTGACGAATTAAAAACGTTTGAAATATCTTATCAGAGAAATGATGCGGGAATGATTACTGATTATTTCTTAACTGAAGATATAATGCTTTGTGGATACAATAATCATCATTATGATGATGTGATAATTAATTATATTATTGATTATCATAATCGTATGCAAGAAATACACTACGAAAACGTAACACAATCTATATTTAAGTTATCACAATGTATAATTAGTGAAGATATAGATAAAGTAAAACGTTGGAAATATGCAAACTATTTTGATTCTATGGATTTACTTACTATGATGTTTAGTAGTAAATTAAGAGTAGGATTGAAAGAGATGCAATTAACGATGAAATATCCTAATGTACAAGAATATGAAGGAGATTTTAATGATTATGTAACTAAAGATGACATTGAAAAAATAATTCAGTACAATATTAATGACGTAGAATCTACGACTTCTTTATTTAATACATTGAGTAACAAAGGAGAAATAGATCTACGTCTTTTTATTGAACAGGAATATGGTTTTAACGCTCTTTCGATGGATAGCGTAAAGTTTGGAGAAACAATTCTGGCTAAAAAAGTCTGTGAAGAGTTAAATATAGACAAAAAACAACTGGAACAAATGCGTTCTCCGATGGATATGATTCCATTGAAAGACGTTATTTTACCTATAATTCAATATAAAAATCCGATATTACAAAAAGTTCTTGAAGACATGAAAACGCAGGTAGTGACTTCTAAAGAACGTAAAGGCTACGAGAATAAGTTCGTTATCTCGAATATGCGGTATTCTGTAGGTGTTGGTGGTATACATTCCATTAATACTCCAGAGATATTCGTTCCCAAAAAAGATGAATATATAGGACATTTAGATGTCGCATCTATGTATCCAAGTTTCATTGTGCAGTATGGGTGGTTTCCTACTCACTTGGGTAAAGCAGGCCTGGATGTATATACTCAAATTTACCATGAGAGAATACATGCCAAGCATAGCGGGCAGAAACTTAAGAATCTTGCGTTGAAATTGGTTCTTAATTCTGTTACAGGAAAAATGCAACAAGAGACTTCTTGGATGTACGATCCAAAAAGTGTATTTAAAATACGTATCAATGGGCAATTGGTACTATTAATGCTTGTAGATAGATTACTGGAACGTGACTGTAAAATTATACAAGTAAATACAGATGGAGTAATGTTTATTGCAAAGAAAGATCGAGAATCGGATATAATGGAATCGGTATCTGAACTTGAGCAATTAACAAAACTCTCTTTTGAAGCGGACCGCTATGAAGCGTTTTATCAGTACGCAGTCAATGATTATTTCGGTGTCAAAGACGGTTTTTCCAGTACGAAAGACGAAGAACTGATAGAAAAAAAGGGAATGTTTATTACAAAGCCTGTCTTAGGTAAAGGACTATCACCGGTAATTATACCGAAGGCTGTGATAAACTATTTCCTTTATAATATTCCACTTGAAACTACAATTCGTGAATGTAACGATATCTATGATTTTGTTATGGGGCAACGAGTCTCTAAACAATTTAAAGTAGAATACAATAATAAATACATTACACGAATTAATAGATATTATGCAAGTACTAACGGATATTGGTTATACAAAATAAAAGAAGAAAATAGCGAATTAAAGTATGCCAACATGTTAACCAAATCCGGTGTCACTATACTAAATAAAATAGATGACACAAGTGCCGCAGATAAAAAAATAAACTACGCTTATTATATAAGCGAAGCACGTAAAATAGTAAACGAGTTAAAATGTAGACAATTAGACTTATTTACATAGTACAATATCGCTTGTTAACCAACAGAGTATAAGAGATGATTATTGAACTAAACACCAATCTACTGGATATTATTCCAGAACAAATCAATTTAAATCAGTTAGTCTTCCTTAGTATGGTATTGAATAAGAATCAAAAATATAATGATCAAGACGTTCACAAGTTAGTCAGCCTTATAAGTGACGACGAAATATCATACTTAATCCAAAAGAACCTCATCACGTCGATGGAGAGACGTGGATTTACGTATTATGATGCAACACCATGTTTATTAGGTTTATTAGAACCTAAAAAAGACTGGTTCGATACATTTTATGATGCGTACCCAATATATGTTACTCGTAAAAATGGTTTAAAATCATTTCTAAGAACTAATAAAAATAAATGTCGCAAAATATTTAACGATTATGTACAAGGTACAGAATCGAATGCGAAACATTTACTCGAGTGTTTAAATTTTGAAGTGCAAAAGAAAACACTTGCAGGTGAATTAGGTTTTATGAAAACGATGTACCGTTGGTTACAAGAACATAGTTGGGAAGCGACTGAGGAAGAAATACAGTATCAACAATCTATAAAGGAGAAGTCTTATGGAACAGAGCTACTTTAATTTACCTGTAAGACCCATTTCGGTAGTAGCAAATGAAGCACTTAATTATATTAAAGCTCGTAAAGAGCATAATGTAATTTCATTAGCTACACGCTGGAAGAAACTAAATAGATGTTGTATGGGAGGTATTGAACCAAATACCGTATATACCATAGCTGGTATTTCTGGAAGCGGAAAAAGTTCTGTAGCAAACTTGATCCAAACTGATTTAATTGATCTTAATCCTACTATGGATATTGTAGTCTTAACTTTTTCTTTAGAAATGGTTGGATTTAGGCAGATAGGAAGAACGCTCTCAAATAAGTTGCGGAGAACAACTTCTGATTTGTATAGTTCTCACCAGGACCTCGATGACGATACGTACCGAAAGGTCATCAATGTTTCTAATCAGCTAAAGAATTATCCGATTTATTTTGTAGATAATCCGGGTAGCCCTGAGCAAGTAAGACAAACAATTCTATCATTTTACGATAAATATGTGAAAGACCAGAATAAGTATTTCGTAATAATATACGATCATACTTTGCTTACTAAAAGAGTAGGTACAACAATTGAAACTATGAGTGAACTACAAGAAGTATTTATACAAATAAAGAAACTTCCACTCACAAGTATCATACAACTTTCACAAATGAATCGTAATATAGAGAATCCAGAAAGGATAAATAACCCATTGGCACATTATCCAATGAGAAGTGATTTATCATCGTCCGATTCGATATTTCAAGCAAGTGATTATGTATTAGTAATACACAGGCCTGAAATATTAAATATACATGAATATGGTCCAGATCATTTACCTACCAAAAACAAGGTATACATTCACATACTTAAAAATAGAGATGCCGGTAAACCTTGTATTCTCGAATTTGAAAATGACCTAATGTATAATAATCTTATCGAGACGTAAGTATAATATTTTAAAGGCTGAGATTATGAAGACGTATACGTTTAAGACTATAAAGACTAAGAAGAATGATGCAAAGAGTGGTAACAATTTCTCTAAGATGTTTGATAACATTATACTTACTAATATGCTGAAAGCAAATCCATATCTCGCAGATCTGTTTGAGAGTGAGACGATAACTACGAAGACGCCTAAGAGTAAGACTATTGACATCGATATCACTATAGAGCATCCGTATACAAAGAATACCGAGTACGACGGTATTAAGAAGTGTATTGAGTATTTCTATGCAAACCATCCGTTTAAGAAGGATTATGACTTTAAGCTTCCCGATGGAACGCCGGTTAAGTTGTATTCTGATGAGATTCAGATTGGTTACGATCTGATTCCTTTGAATGGCTTTACAAAGAAAGTATATGATGCACTTTCTGAGGAATGTAAGAAGAACATTGTAGAGATTACAATTGAGCTTCAGAAGAAAAACAATAACGCAACAATTTTAATAGCATAATATGAGTTTGGTATTACCTACAAGTAAAATTCCAGCAGTTTCGGTAAATCCTAAATTCCTGATTATCTACGGAAGGCCTAAAGCAGGTAAAACAAGTTGTTTAGCACAACTTGAATCTAATCTGATTGTAGACCTTGAAGGAGGTAGTCAGTTTATTGACGCTATGGCTGTACAAGCACGTACTGTTAATGAATTAGGAGAAATTGCTCAAGCCATTAGAGCTAAGAATAAAGAAGTAGGACATAATTTTTATAAGCATATCACAATTGATAATGCTACTCGTTTGGAAGAAATTTGTCTTTCATATGCAAAATTGCTTTACATGCAGACACCTATGGGTAAAAACTATAAGGGAGATGATGTACGTACATTACCTAACGGTAGTGGTTATATGTTTATTCGTCAAGCTGTACGTAAAGTAATTGACATGTTCAAAGATCTTTGTGACGAATTCATTTTGGTAGGACATGTAAAAGATGTTCAAATAGAACAAAATGGAGAAGAACTTAGTGAAATGGCTTTAGATTTAGTTGGAAAACTAAGTGCTATTGTCTGCGGAGAAGCTGATGCTGTAGGTTATCTTTATCGTAAAGGTAACGAAACACACATTAGTTTCAAAGGAGGTGATGGTACAATTAAAGAAGCAAGAGCTCCTCATTTACGTGGTCAGGATATTATTATTGCAACAGGTAATGAGGATGGAACAATAACAACATATTGGGATAAAATTTATAAAGGCGAGTAATTATGTATAGTACTAAAACAGCGATAGAATCAACAGGTTCAATATATATGAACGCAGGTATCAATGATAATGTAACATTGAGTAACGTAGAAGTAACAAAATCTCCTACAGGTAAAGATTTCATTCGTTTTACATTTAGTGATGCAGATGGTAAAACAGCTGAAATGACTGAATGGAAAAATGAAAAAAGTATGTATGTCAAAACTGATGCGGAACTTCAAAAAGAAGATGACCGTCAGTTTGGACGTATAATGCAAATTATTAAATGTTATATATCTGAAGTACCAGATGTTGAACTTAACTCATTTGTCGATATGATAAATTGGGTTAAAACTACTTTGGATGGAGTAAATAAAGATACCAAACTTCGTTTGAAAGTTGTTTATGACAATAAGGGTTTTATACGTGTATCCAAAAATGGTATATTTGTAGAACCTATGACCGTACAAGAGTCTCGAATTGTATTAACTGGTCGTGATAAAACTATTCGTCCAGATATACCTGTCGACAAAGAAGAAACTCCTAAGACAGATCCGCTTAGCGCAGTAAATGATGCTACTCCGGCTGATGAGACTAACTCTGATGACGATTTACCGTTTTGACGTTAAATAAAATGGAATTACGTAGGTGAAGAGGATACGTACTAAGTTAAGGCTCTTACTACTTTCGGTGGATGTGGAAATAACCGATTAGCTATGTCTTCTAAATGGAATAGGATGTAACCCTGCAAGAGGTTGCGATTGAGGTTCGAGTCCTCACATAGCTACTAACAAAAATCTAAGTATCATGTATTCAACAAAAACAGCAATCACAAATACAGTTAAAGATATTTTGCTAATGTTGGATGACTACGATATTTATTCGTATTACTTAGGTAATTTCCGTATTGGCAGACTATATAATAGTCCTTTACGACCAGATGATAAAAATCCATCATTTGGTATATATCAAAGTAAATATAATACTTTGATGTTTAAGGATTTAGGTAGTGGGCAATATGGAAACTCGTTAACATTCGTTAAACTATATAACCATATTAATTCTAACGAAGAGTTAGAAAAAGAGTTATTACGAATTGTACGAAAGATAAATCCTACAAGAGTATTAAAGCAGAATAGGAAATACGACAAAGAACATTTGACTGATATCGGTATTGCAAGACAATCGTTTACACAAACTGATATTAATTATTGGTCTCAATATCATATTTCTTTAGATACTTTACATAAGTATCAAGTATTTAGCATAAAGTATTTTCTTTGTAATGGAACCGTCAGAGGAGTCTACAAAGAATCAAGTCCTATGTATGCATATAAAGTATTTGATAAGTTTAAAATTTATCGACCTTTAGCCTCTAAATATACTAAATGGCGTAGTAATCTGACAAATTACCATGTTCAGGGGCTTGCTGAATTACCCAAAAGAGGTGGGAATCTTCTCATAATAACGAAATCGTTAAAAGACGTTATGGTACTATATGAGATGGGATACAATGCTATTTCTGCTTCAAGCGAAACTACATTTATACCAATCGAAATATTAGACAAACTGAAAGTAAAATGGAAGAACGTCTTAATATTATATGATAGAGATAGTACAGGTATGACGAAAGCTCGCGAATACAGTAAACAGTATGGACTGAATGCATTCTTTGTACATCGTAAATTCAAATCTAAAGACATATCAGATGCGGTTAAAAATAATGGATTTGATGTTGTCAAAATATGGTTAGATAAAACATTAGAATGTTATGACAGGAAGAGTTAAAAATGCGACAAGGGTCGATAAGTATGGAATTAAGTTTAGATCTAAACTTGAATTATATACTTATGAAGCTTTTATGAATGCTGGTATACCAGTTGAATATGAGCCAAAGCATTTTACTCTTTTACCAAAGTTTGAATATTTAGGCGAAAAAATACGCCCTATTACATATTTACCTGATTTTATAGGTAAAGGATTTGTAGTAGAATGTAAGGGTATGATGACAGAATCGTTTCCATTACGTTATAAATTATTCAAACATTACCTAAAACGACATCGTAGTAAGATGAAGTGTTACTTAGTGAGAAATCACAAACAAGTAGACGAAATGATAAAAGACATTAAATGCAAATTATCATGAACACAAATTTTATAAAAGTAGGTACAACTATTACTCCTGTACCAGAAGGTATTGATTACACATTAACTTTAAATAAAGCGTATAAGTTACTTTGGGATGATTGGGATAATAAAGCTTTTCTCCAAGAAATAGATTTACCAACAATACCGGCCGGATTGTATACACAGGATGTAGACAAATTTATAGATAAAGTTTTACGTACATTTAATTCCGTAAGTAAGAATACTACTGGTGTATTATTATCAGGACTAAAAGGTTCTGGTAAAACACTTACAGCTAAAATGCTCGCTTTAAAGAGTAATATCCCAATAATTATCATAGATGAACGATTTCCTGCAGGTAGACTTACATCGTTCTTTGCGAAGGTAAAGCAAGAAGTATGTATACTATTTGATGAGATTGATAAAAATCAACGATATTGGGATAGTAAGATGTTACTTTCGTTCCTCGACGGATTGGAAGATAACTGTAAGAAATTAGTAGTATTTACTTGTAACGATGTAAATTTTGCTAATGAGAATCTAATTGATCGTTGTTCTCGTATACGTTATTATAAAATATTTGAAGGATTAAGTGATGAAGAGGTAAGTAATATTGTGGATGATTTACTGCGTGACAAATCTAAAAAAGAAGATTTGATTTCACATATAAATGAAATTGCTACAAAAAGTTATGATAATATTATAGCTGCAATTACAGAAGTAAATAATAATCCAGACGATACTGTCGAAGAATTACTTAAAGATTTAAATATTGCATGGAAATAATAACGCCATACTACGAGGATTTAACACGTATCTCGAACTCTAATATAGGTTGGTTCATTAAATATGGACCAGCCTATCTTCATAAGATGCTTACTAATCCTCCAGAAGAAGATGGTACAGCAGCTATGAAGCGTGGTACAATGATACATATGTATCTATTGCAACCTGAAGAGTTTGTAGAAACGTACGAACAATTAGATATAACAGAACCTAAATCTGTTAATCAGAAGAAGTTCTGTGAATTAGTAGCCAATAGCGTTGAATTAGAGCCTGATTTAGCTCTTCTGAACGCCTATAAAGGTGCCTATAGTACAGTTGGCCAGTCAGATGATTTGATGCTCTCTAAAGCAAAGGAAATGGCCTCTACGCTTAAATCTTATATAGCTTATCTTAAAGATGAGAATCATAAGATTAAAATATCACGATATGACGTAGCTATGCTTGAAAATATACGTGATAATGTAGAAAATCATAAACTTGCTAAAGAGTTATTAAATCCAAAAATTGGAGAAACACATCATGAATTTCACATTAATTGGGGTTTATGTGATGTACAATGTAAATCATTATTAGATAGTGTTAATTTTGATTTTAAAAATAAAATATGTACAATAGTAGACTTAAAAACTACAGTGCATATAGGTTGTTTTGAAGAAAGTATGAAAGAATATGATTATTTAAGACAACTATGTTTTTATTATCAAGCTGTAATGAACTATATGTTTTTTGATTTATACATAAACAATATAAAACAATGGACATTTAAATTTTACATTATTGCAATTGATACTATAAATGATAATGAAGTACGTGTATTTGAACTTTCTAAAGAACAAATAGAAAGTAGATTTGATACTATAAAAGATGTATTACGCCAAATACACTGGCACCAAGAAACTGGTAATTGGGATCATCATAAAGAATATTATGATGGTGACGGAAGTGAAACATTAAATTTATAAATTATGAAACCTACAAATATTGTAAAAGAATCAGAAAAAACGTTAGATGTAACTGTTGAAACTAAAGAACTTGATATAACTTCTGAAATTCAAGAGTTAGATGTAACACAGGAAGAATCAGAATTACAATTACACACTGAATATACTTTAGAAGAGTTTTTAAAGTATACAGGTTTAACATTGAAATAAATGTATTTAAGAGATTTTAATCCAAACAAATACAATAAAAATATATATTTGGCAGATTTATGTATATCTAACAGTGATATAATAACAAGAAAAGAGTTAATAGATGTTATTGATTATAACACTATAACTCCTTTTATTGTTTTTATATTTGATATATCTAAAATGTCAGATAAAAATCTTAGCTATTTATTATATTTAGCTAAGTCTGAAGAATCTTTTAGAGGTTCTTCTGTGTCTTATTCAGATGAGAAACAGATACTAAAATTAAGTTTTTATGTATTTCGCTATTCTTTGGCAGATTATAAATTAAGACGTAAATATGGTTTTAATTATAGTACACCAAGCGAATTGATAAGATTGTTTCAATTCTGGAATGGGTACACAAGTTTCATTCCAACAAAAAAGGCGGCCGCTCGTGAGAGTAGTCGCCTTATTTTATTTTTATTCATTCATTACTCGGCTTTGATAGTATCTTCTACTATCTTCAGCTCCATATACTTGTTGTATTATATTCTTAAATGGAGTTAATTTAATCCAAGCTCTTTGTTCTTTAGTCGTTCTAAAGCCAAAGTCTGTTCCAAAATCTCGATACGCACCTCGTTGTACATATTTATCCTCCTCAGATAACTACTTAGTATTTGATACATCCCATCCTGTGAAGTTCTTGTACAAGTCTGATAGGAATTGATAGAATGATAAATCTGACATTTGAGATGGAACGATATTTCTAAAAAGTGTATCTATACCATCTGAAACCGATGTTGCTGCAGATACGTTTTTAATGGTATTGACCATGTCTGAACCTCGATATGGGGTCATATTTTCCCATTGAGTACGTACCATTATGTATGCAGTTATCTACAATAAAGTATCGTCATCATAGTTGGTATTGTTAGCAAGATTTACTATAAATGTGACAAGAGGGACAGTTACGGTATTGTGGTAAATAACTTCAGCAAGTATTCTGTTGATAGACCAGCGTGTTATAGGGCTGGTCATGGCTGCGAACATATTTTTTACTGCAGACTATTTAAACATCTTTGCCGACTGTTTAAATCTTGCAGATTTGGTACTATTAGGATTCTCTTCAGCAAGCCGTCTATACGCTCTATGTCCGTCCATTACAGGTTTACCTATAATATCAAGCAACGCCCTAAACACACCTATTTGGTATGCTTGAGTGTCAAAGTCATACACAGTGGCTCCAAATCTTTGTTGTATCATTACTGGGAAATACTGTCTATGCATCATTATTAATGCTCCTGCACAATTAAATGTAATAAACGCTTTTTGTGCTGGAGTCACAGTACCGTCTGCATATGCTGCATACTTCTGAGCTCTTGACGTAATTGTGTAATATGCGTTTTCAAATGCCTACTTATATTCTTGAGGTATTGTAAATAGTTCGCCTTTTTTCTTATTGTGAGATTGTTTTAAAATGGCATATAAATTTTTACTTTTTTCAAACTGACGTATTTTAGCTTTATATTCGTCTCCGCCAGTAAATGTGCCCATCTTATAATATTTATTTACAATCATATCTTTAGTAATAAACTCCCCATCTACAAATCTGAAGGACATCAATACTGAATCAAGTATTTGAGCTTTAACTAAGTAATCAGCCATAGTCATCATACCGAATACCCAGTTGTGTTTAACTCCGGCAATTAACCTGTGCATATTAGTATCTCTAAACTTTCTAGTTCCTTGTTCACTTATATTGAAGAGCTCCATTAAGTTCTATTGGAACAATCTCGAATTACATCCTAATATGCGATAACCTAAATTAGATTGTATAAGAGATTTAACTACTTCAATAAACGCATTAGCTGTTTCACGAACACCGTACTTCTGTCCTTCAAACGCATTCATTAAGTGAGCTGTCTAAGCCGTAAACAAACCTGTTCCAGCAACTGCCATATTCAAACCTAAGTTTAATGCAGATGCCATTCTACCAAATACCCCGACAGTTTTACCTACAGAGCCTTGTCGCTCACGCATTGCATATAATTGAGTTTTAATTACGTCTTGCATCATTTGATATGTTTGAGTAGACGTACCGTGTTTAGTAGTATCTTTACCTACGTATCCCTGTTCCCCAACCTGATCGAGCATTGATTCACAAGCATTCTATATCTTCTTTTTATGTTTGTACTCCATTGCTCTGAGATAATATTCGTACATTATCATTACCAAATCTGAAGATATTGTTTCAGGATTTTGCATACGTGCTATATAAGGTTGAGGTATGAATGATAATTCACGATTATCAGGCCTTGTTGCAGCTATTTCATTTGCGTCAATATCTTGATCGTTAATTATGAACTGTCTCTTAGCTAATTGTACAGCATTTTCAAACTTATCATGAGCATTTTTACCACGTGTCTGGCTAAAGAATCCTCTTTGTATACTTGGAAGTTTGTATGGATTCAAACTACTTACATTTGAATATGTTTGAGCTACTTCTTTAAGTAATTCTACAGTAGCGTCATACAAATTCTTTAAATCTTCGTTTTGCATTATTTCATCATATGCCTTAGAATTATCATAGTTGAATTTTTTACCTTTCCAAGTACCAGATTTTTTAGGTATTTTATATTCTCCTTGCTCCGGATCAAAATTTTCATTTATAAATGGAGAATCCTGATCTTGTATTATAAATGCATTACTGGGTTCAATAGTGACATATTTATCAGCATCTTTTGGTACAATTTTTGTATAGTAAGAATATGCTCTATAAGCGATGGGATTGCCGTCATAATCAAATATACGTGTACCATGAGTAGCGAAGAATCTTGATACATTGATGTTGTCTGTGATTTCTCCAACTCCAGATTCACCTGCCTGTTTAGCATCGAGACGTCTTGCTTCCTCGTAACCTCTTTGGAATTCTTCAGTATATTCTGTAGTATAAAAACTCTCGTTTACTTTTTTAATCTCTTTAAATATCCGATTTTTTACGTTCTTAGGTATTTTAGTACCGTCGGAGTATTTGAGATTCTTTTTATACAATTTTAATATCTTAGAATTCTCTTTTTGAAGTTTGAGTATTTTTACACGTTCGTTACTGGTAAGATTTTCAGCTCTTATTTCGCCAGTATTGGCATCTCGTGCAACAGACTGTAATCGGTTGATCATTTCTCTGTTTTGAATATATTCTTCGGGCATTTCATATATGATTTGCTTCCCAAATTTCTATTCAAATTTTCTAATTACAGCTTGTCTTGCTTTCTCTACATCTTCCCACAATAAAAATCCTTCTCCGTCCTCTGTGCGCTTTAAAGACACATGACTGTATTTAGAATCCCATTCAGCTAATTTCTTTTTTACGTAATCTTTATCTTTAGAATTCTCAGCCTCTTCTTCAAATCTAGCAATAGCTTTATTACGCAACTCTTCCCATAGTTTGCGGTCTTTTTTACCTTCATTTTTACCATACAAAGATTTATTCAATGCTGATAATTCGTCTGCTGTTTCTCGGTCTTTAGTCCCTTCAAGTTTTTCAGTACCGTCCGGATAATAAGGACTAGCCAATCTTCTACGTAAAGTTTCAAGCTCTTTTAATTTTATTTGATCGGACTCACTTAATGTGGTAAAATCAAAATAATCACCATGCTCTGTATGAACTCTACCTTTATTGTGTAAATCGTTTATCTACATTTGAATACTATTACGACTTGTATATGCCTCATAAGATAGATTTGCAAATTGGTCGTAATAGTCTTTCGTGAAAAATCTCTCATAATGTACATCGAGATATTCATTGCGCTCTAATTGCCATTTTTTTCTTGTTTCAGGATTCTCGGGCGGAATTTCATTGTTAGGGTCCAATGGCTCTTCCGGGGTAGAATATTTCGCATTAAGTTCTGCTAAGAACTCTTTGTATTCTTTTTCGGCTTTACCGAAATTTACAGAACGTACTAAATTACCAGTAGGTAATCCGTCATCGTCTTTTTCATATAGATCAAACGCTCTATGTCTACCTTTTAATGCGTCTTGCAAATCTAACAAAGGACGAATTTTCTCTAAAGATTCTTTGCCAGCTGCTGTAACAGCTTTGTTTATAAGGTACGATATACCTCTAATCATAGCATTTTCCGCCTTGTCTGCAGCGCCGAACATTCTTGTAATAGCATACGTTTCATCAGTCATAACATTACCCATTTGAGTATCTATAAAATTCTATATTTCGGCAACGTTGTTTGTATCAATTCCTATCTGCTTCAGTGTTTCTAGAATGTTATGTTGGCGGATGTGGGATAACTAGTTTATGGCTGTATTTATGAGCCCTATTGCAGATTGTAATTTATCCACATACGCATCGAATGCTTGATACATGGCATTATCTCCTTTTCTATATTCACTTAAATACCCCCTCGTACCTTGGTGCGTCATAAACGAATTTAAACGAGTAAATATATATAAATACACTCCGAAATTATCATGCATTTCAGACATGTATTCGTCATGGCTGATTGGAGATATACCTGTTTGATATATTTGATTTACGGCATTTAATACGTGTTCTACACTGTCTATCAAATCAATATACGCAGAATCTAAGAAATGAGCAACTGATGTAACCCTATCGACCGCGTCACCTTTAAATGCTTCAATTTGAGCATCCAAACCTTGTAATAATTGATTTTTATCAAAGTCTGGCATATTACTTGCTTTTACAGCCTTCTTTCGTATATCAAGAGCTGTAGCGATTTGTTTTGATATATCACTGAGTAAATCTTCTGGGTTTTTCTATATATCAGATTTAGTAGTATATCTTAATTTCTTATTGATTAAAGTTTCTCCCCATCTTTCCGGAACAACTTCCTCATGTCCACGTAAATAATCATCAACCTTCCTTTGTACTTTATCTGTAACTTTGTATGCATGAGTATCGATTTTATCCATCAATGTGTACATTGCCTTATGGTTATCGATAATATCCTCCATTGTTGCAATTTGAGGGTTAATACTATTTGCTATAGCTTCGATAGCTTCAGACGACTTAAAATTGCCTTGTTTAATATGTTTTGCAGAAGTAACATAGTTGTACAACATGTCGGAGTATTTTTCCAAATCTTTCGAGTTTGGAATAACACTCTTATTACAGAAAAAGTTTACAACAGCGTCTACGAATTTGTTAAACATTCTTTTAAACGTGCCCATTTTAGCATATTTCGCTTCATTTTGTTTATCTAATTCGTTAGCCGCATAAATTAACTATTGTTTGAAGTCTTTATTTGTAATAAACTCAGCTACAAACTCGTATTCATCGTTAAGACCGTAAAACAATGGACTGTCTATATCGACTTGATTCCCGAAATATTTACGATATGTATCGTACATTCTCATGGTATATCTATGGAAGTTGCTAAGTTTATTTTGCAATCCGTGAACAGTCAATGCGTGAATCATTTCGTGCATGAATACACGACTTGCGAATCCCCCACTAACTTTATCAAGCAAGTTACGATTTACTGATATTACCAACCTATTCTTTTTATCGTGTATTGTTAACATGAAGTAATTAGCGTTTTTCGAAGCAGCTACGACTGGTATATCATGATTCTATAGCACTTGAGCTAAATCTAATTGTAAATCAGATATAAATCCAAAGTCTATTAAATTAGATAATATCTATTTACTACTCGGAATATCACTATCTCCGAAAAAAATTTGAGCGCCACATACATTAGCTGTACTATACGTCAACTACATTACGTGTTCTGGAAGCCTATATTTATATATGTCATCATTAGTTTTACTCCACGTTCCTTTATTTTCTATTGATTTTATTTGATTTGCATGTTTGGCTGCCCATTGTGGAGTAGGTGTAAAACCATTTTTATCTCCTTCTTTATCAAATCGAACTATTATTGCTGAATCATAATTGTCATCTAATAATATTCTGGATTCGTTTTCGGTAGCAGCCTGAAATGTTTTAAAATCTTTAACGTTACTATATCCGGGGTTTTTAAAATTTAAAAATACCGGCATTTGTATTAACCCACCATGATATTTTGCAGCCTTGTCCCTTCTATCTGTAAACCATCCGACAGCCACGTTTGGGTGTACTTTATGTTTACCACGCTTGTTTTCTGTATCTAATTCAAATGTGTTAAATTCCCATTCTGTACCATGCCACACGATCTACGGTTCTCCATTTTCGTCTACCACTTTAGATACATTTGATCCATTAATAGACAG